ACGTGAACGCCTTCCTTGGTGGTGACCTTGAGCGAAGAGTCGCCCTCCGCCGTCCAGCGGCGCTCGACCACCAGATCATCGTCGAGCTCGACGCGCACGATGGCGTTGCTCTCGCCGCGACGGACTGGCACCTTTGGGGAGAGTCGCTCGCCCCCGAGTGCAGCCGCGATCGCGTCGAGACAGGAGCTTTTGCCCTGTTTGTTCTTCCCGCGGATCTGGACGACGGCCGCGCCGCCTGGCTCGATTTCAACTGCCTTGATCCGTTTGAAATTGTGCACGTCGAGTCGAATGATCCTCATGATTTCCTCCATTCACTGAAAGAGAGCTGGCCGGTCCTGCCCCGGCTGTAGCACCCGATTGGTGGGGGCGCGACGTTGGTCCGGGGTTCCACCGCGGAATTGCACCCCGTGTTCAATCGGTACCATAGGGTCCCTTCGTGCTCGCCATCTTCGGGCTGGCTGTGCAACCCGCCCCGCGACAGCTCGGTTGACCGCCGCGTAAGACCCCTTCACCACCCACTCGCGTGTCATTTGGCCACGCCGCAGCTCTCATGATTCTGCTCACCTCTCACCTCGCGAACTCGTCGTCCCCGTCGTCCTCTCCAGGCTCGCGCTCTGGCGCGTGCGCGACCTTCTGTGTGAGCTCGGCGGCCTTGCGCTTCTCTTCCTCAGCGGCCGTCTCGAACTGGATGTCGTCCTGTCGTTCGCTGGTGCTCGAACCCATGAGCGCGCGCTCGACCTGGTCCGCCGTGGTCTCAATTTCGTCGTCGGCGGGTAATCCGAGACCGAGATCGATCGACGCCGTAGATTGAACCGATCGACGTCCCTCCTCGACGTCACCCTCGGAGGCAATATGCTGTTGGAATCGGCGAGCCTCTTCGGATTTTCCGGCCGGGAGGAGCTTCCAGAGCTTCCGAAGGCACGTCTTCATGCTCATCTCGTCGAACTGGTCGTCGCCCCCAACCCACGGCCCAGTGAGCTCATCGCGCTTGTTCCGGGGTCCATACTTGTCGCGGAATGCTTCCGCCTGCTTACGGGACATCGCCACAAGTTGAACTTCACCGCCCTCGATCCGTGCGGCGGCGAAATAGCCGATGACTTTACCGCGATCTCCAAATACGTCGGGCTCGAATTCGAATTTCGTGATTGAGCTGCCATCGGCGTCGTAGTGCAGCTCGAAGTGATCCCGTTCACACACTGGACTCGCGACGACGCTGGTCACGAGTTCCGTCTCTCGCGCCTTCTGAATCTGCGCGCGGTAATCCATGAGGTAGGTGCATTCCTGCGCGCCCTTGCCTCTGTTCAGTCGCTTGTTCCAGCGCGGGATCAGCCACATCCGCCGCTGGGGGAGCGCTCCGTCGGGCTCGAGCTCAAGCTCAGCACAACGCATGAGGGCGACCAAAAGAGAGGCGGGAGTGCATTCCGCCAGTTTTGGCGTTCGCGCCAGGGCTCCATGGGCAAGCTTGATCAGCCTGTCGGGGTTGAAGTGTTTGCCCGCCACCAGCGCGAAGGCGTCCTTTCGTGAAGCGATGATGGCGGCGAGTTGCTGCACGGGGTCCTGTTTGGCGAGCGCCTTCTGTCCTCCAGCGGCCGGCTGTCCCTTCTTGTCTGCGGTGGTAGTGATTGCCATGTTGCTCCCTGATTGGTATTTGCGGTTGATTGTCACTTCGCCTTGCTGACTCGCAGGACGCGGGGACCGACCCTTTTGACAACGCTCTGCGTAAATCTCTCGGGGATCACGTCAATGAGTGCGCGGTGTTGAGGCGTCAGGTTCAGGAGCTGCTCGCGATAGACCTTCGCGACTTCCTGCCAATTGGTGACGAGCTCGACGGTGTCCTTGTTTTTTTTCCAAGTGACGATGGCACCATCGGTCGTGATTCCGGTTGCCTCTCCGATCGCGGCCTGCACGCGGATCTTCCAGCGCTCTTCCTCCTCCTCGAACGACTCCCGCGAGCCCTTGGCCTCGAGCCAATGCGCGATCGCCTCGGCTTGCTCCTCATTCGCGACCACGAGCTTGTCCGCCTTTGGCGCGGGGTATTGGCCCTTGAGCCACGCTCTTGCGCCGTCGGACGGCTCCATCGGCGGGAGATCGGGGCCTTCGACGTACCGCTCCCAGAAGGACTCGTCCTTCGCGCGCAGTGCGGAGATTACCTTCTCGTTTCGCTCGAGCGTGTACCAGCGGATCTTGCTCAGGCCAAAAAGGGCGACGAGGTCCCATGTCTCGTAGCCGGTGACCATTAGATAATGCTGGCATTGCACAAAATATCCCTGCGGCACTCGCAACGGTTCGCCGGGCTTGCTCCACTTCTCGAACCCGAACTCGACTGTCTTGATCTCGGCACCCCTCTTCTGGTCGACGACCAATCGATCTGGATGGCCACCAAGGAAGGGACTCTTCGAGTCGCGAACGACTTCTTTGCAGTGCTCGAGCTGGACGCCAGTTCGCTGCGCATACACCTGCGCGACCGGATCCTCGAGCAGCCGGCCGATCTCGGTCCGTTCGTTCCCACGCCAGATCGGCAGCATGCCCTTCTTCTCGGCCGCTACGTCCCAGGCATTCCGATAGGGAAAAGAGAAGCCGCAGATGGCGGCGGAGTCGGTCCCGCCGAGTGTGGTGCGACGCTCCTCCTGGAAGCGCTGTTCTTCCGGACTGAGCTCAATCTCTGCCTCGCTCGGCTGGCCGGCGAGCTCGGCTGGCAACGCGAGCAGCTCGAGCAGTTCCTCGTCGGAATAGCGGCATGCCTCCGGGACAAGTGCAGCGGCAGAGTCAGACATATTCACTCCCAAGAAAACCCGGGCAGGCGGCCGGATAGTCTTCTTTCGAGGACAACCGCCCGCCCGGGCCCAGCGCCGCGTCCAGCCGTTCCGACCGCGACACCGGAAAAATCCCGGCACGGCCCATCCGTGCCGGGCCAGCCCCGAACGAACAAAGGAGTAAGCGGGGCTGAAAAGTCATCGCTTCACCCACTCACCAGCCGCAAACTCGGCCGCAAACTGGCGCAATACGTCGAACGCTTCTTGAGTGGCCGGGGACGATGATTGGATCACGAGCGGCTCGAGCTCGAGCACCACACGATTCAGCACGTGCCGATCGCAAAGTATCCGATTGCACACGGTGTGATACCGATAGGGCGCGATCTCCTGATGGCATTCATCGCACTCAGCCTCAGAGCACGAATAGTGCAGCGGTCCGCCGGACTCGTGGAGGTGATCCGTGATGTCCTGGCCTATCGAGAGCATTGGTCCTCCTTGCTCGAGCACTCCGAAAGCCCCTCGGTGCCCTGGGGGAGCACGGCCGGATCCCTTCCGGTCGACCCAGGTGGGATCACTGAGTGGCTTCCGCGGTGCTCGACTATCGAGGCCTCCCGGTCCTTCCGCGCAATGCGATCGAGCGCGGCGAGAACCTTCCAGAGGAGATCCCGAGCCTCCTCGGCCATCTCGATCGCGTCGTGAAGATCGCAGCGGCCGGTCGCAGCGTTCGCCGGCCGAGGGCAATCGATCCCGTAGGTGCAAGTCTTCGGGTCGGCCATGGCTACACCTCCTCCAGTACGCGGAGCAGCTCCCGCCCCCGCGCGGAGATCTTCTGATTCGGAGAGCGCTGAGCGGATATGGCTGCCATCCTGGCGCAGCACGAGCCGACTGCAATCTGGACTACGCCGGGGCCGGCCAGGAAGAGCGTGTAGACCTCGACGCCCAGCCGGCCGTGACACCAATCGCACTGCTCGCGTGGGTGGAGTTTGCGGGTCATGCTGGAACCCCGACCTCAGCTCTGATGCTTCTCGAAGCGGGGAGGGTCTCGCCGGTCAGCTCAGCCACGAGCGACTGGAGCGCGTCGTGCAACGGCGCAAGTGCGCTCCGCTGACCATCGTCAGACGAGCAGTTCCGCGCGGTCCGCAAGAACGCCAGCGAGAGCCTTACCGCTGCGGCCAGTTCACGGACGGCGACCTCGTCTTTCCGTTGCCGGTCACAATTTGCGAGGCTCTTCTCGAGGTGAGTTCTGATGCTCTGAGTCAGGATCTTGAGGTCAGGTCTCTCTCTCTCAAGGACCACAAGATCAGGCTCATGCACCTGGCCCGTGACTGGGTCTTTCCCGGAATGGACAGCGCAATCCACTATATGGAACGCCCACTTTCTGTTCATGACGCCCCCCGTCTCATGCCTGCCCCAAGCAGTTCCATGAGCTGCATGTGGATGGTGATTCGGAGGTCCCGGATCACGTCGATCTGCGCCTGGATCGCGCCAGCCTCGGCGCTCGATCTCGCACGCGCGAGCTTCTGGCGTAGGTCCCGGTGACGCGCGAACAGGTCGCGATAGGTCATATCAGTCACGGCCGCCTCCATAGAGCGCGCGATACGCACAGGCGCTGGCCGCGCGAGCCTCTTACGTGGCATGAGAGATCGAGGATGAGATCTTCGACGGCACTGACGAGATAGCCGAAGGCGTAGGCTGTACGATCGGCTGGATGTGCTCGTTGCTCCGCCGCCAGACGGGCGGCAGAAGGCGCCGCAGAAAGCTTGACGCAGATCGCCTCGAGCGAGAGCAGGCTGCGCCCACAGCGCTTGCAGGTGCGAGACACGGCTCAGCTCCTCCCCGCCTGGGTGTGCTCCTCGAGCTTCGCGACGAGGTCCTTGAGTGCTGCGGCCGTGGCGGCAGTCGTGCGCTGGCACGCCTCGACGATGTCGGCCGTGCTTTGCACGAGCGCTGCGAGTTCTGACTGCGTGAGTCGACGTTCTTGGGTCTGCTTCTGTTGGGTCTCCATTTTGTCCTCGGTGCTCACTGTCGTGAGCGGCTATCCGAGAACGAGTATGCTAGTAAGCATGTATTAAGTCAATAAGCATAATATGCAAAAAAGCATACATCGAAGATCGCTAGAGATATCGCATTGTTCCTGAGTTCGGTGCGCTAGAAGTACCAGTACAAAAAAACGTAGACTATGACCATGAGAACCCGACCGATGGCTCTAATGATCGCGATCGTTTTTGGTAGCGTCGGATGTACCGCTGCACTCATGGCAGCAAATGCCGCTGAACAGAACGCGCGCCGCGAGGAAGCACAACGGACGAGAGAGAAATGGGAAGCCGACCGGGCCCAAAGGCAGGCCGCTGAAGAAGAGGCTCGCCGGAAATGGCGTGAAGAATCTCAGTGGGAAGCTGCAAAGGCTCGCCAAGAGGAAGTTGAGCGTCAACAACAAATCGAGAAGGAATCGGCGGAACGCGAAGAACAGCGAAAAAAAACTCTCGCCGAGGCCGAAGAAGATCCGAAGGTGATGCAGGCCATCTGGTCCCTGGTGATCTGTTATTGGGCTGACGTGCGGGCCGACGCGCTCCGAGAAATCGCGGCCGAAAAGAAGTATTCGAAGATCGGCGGAGTAGTCAACCTCGCGCGCCTGCACGGGGAACAGGACCGCATTCGCCTCGCCGATGAACGGACGGAACGCGCGAAGAGCGCGCTCGCTGACTTTCGAGCCAGACCTCTATCCTGCAAGCACAAAGGGTTCTCGGAAATGATGCCGTGCGTCCATTCTGTCGCTGATTGCTCCGAGGGCGCGGAGATGATGCGCGAACTGGCGCGAAGGGCGGATGGGTACTTGCGCTGATTAGATTATTGACGAACCCCACGGCGGAGGATCCGGTTCCCGTATGAGCCAGATGAGCGGGAGAAGACGTTTGGCATCGGGACGACGAAACCTAGCGCGCATACTATTAGAGTGGCGAGCGGACGCGCCTATGCGCTGTCGCGTTTGTGTCTCGTCGGCTGCGCTGACGACGAGACTATGCGAGACGGGCCTGGAGGGTGAATATGCTTAGGAGGAATACTCTCCTCGGATGTCGCCGTACCTCGACTTCCGCTGCGGCGCGGCTGTTGTGGGACGTATTCAGGATCGAAAAACTTATTCTCTGGTTTCTCGGGTTTTTTTCCAAAAACCTTTAGTGGATCGATCTGCAGAGCCTCAAATAGAGCTTTTGCAAGACCGATCGATGTGGTTTTTGTTTTCTCTTGCAGCCATTTATGGAGGCGGTCCTGTGTAATTCGCGGATAGTCGACGAGGTCAGCGAGCCCAGTCGACCCCAACCGAAGTCGATCCATGCGTTCTTTGACAACGGCGCGCATGAGTCGCTCAAGCTCCCAGTTGACGGATTCTTTGTGTCTTTCGTCTGACATTTCAATAGCTTACAAGCATACCGTATGCTAGTGAGCCTGCGAGGGCTTGACAGCTATGCTCGTTAGCATAACGTGCGGAGCATGGGCACTCCACTTCTCGACTGGCGGGTGGGCTGCGGCAAGAGCCAAGGCGATGTCGCACGCATACTTAAAACCACTCAATCTGATGTTTCGCGGATCGAGAGAGGACTCCGGCCCCTCTCGCTTGAAATGGCAGTGTTGCTGGAACGCGCGACGGGAATCCCGGCTGCGAAATGGTTCAAAGTTCGCCGTACCCGCCGTGCCGCGTGACGCCATGCCCGTACGCTACGTCCATGTGACCGAAAGAGCGAATTTTCGACCAGTGATAGCGGGGGATAGCGAATGAGTCAAGAGTGCCGAGCGCGGGTCACTTGGTGGGGCTTTGCGAACGGTATCGGTGCCGGGGTGATCTGCCTGCTACTAGGCAGCGAGATGCCGGGGTGGCAAGGCGTCGTCATTCGGTCCGTCGGCATCGCCTCCTTGGGTATGCAAGCGATTTGGTTTTTCGTCCACGCGAAGGAGATGTTCCGTGGGTAAAGCGCGCCAATCAGTCAATAAAGATGTCGTCCTTGTGCGGGAAGCGGTACCAGACCTCCTCGCCCTGGCGCCAGCGGAAGACGATTCGTCGCCGGAAGGCGGCCTCGACTGCTTCTTGGGTGGCGGGGTCCTCGTCGCGCGGAGTGAACCACCAAGTAGCCTCCGGCGTAGCGCGCATGTCGTCAAGGAGCTTCGCCACCTTCAGGTCGAGCCCACGTTCTCGCCGGGAACTGCTCGCCTTCTGGATGAGTTCGATCGCGGTCTTGGTAATATTGAGAACACCCAAAGTGAAGCCGCTCCATGCAACAGCATCGGTGAGGGTGATCATGGTCGGTCACTCCCGGGAAAGAAACTGGCAATAAAGCAGCTCAGCGCTCGCAACGAGCGCAGTTGTGTAACTGGGCTTCCGCATGTTTTCTCCTGCCCGTGCGGGGGTTCTGCTGCGTCGGTGTTTCAGCACCGGCGAAGCGCCGCACATCTGCGCTCATTGGGAGCGCTGAGAGAGGCCTATCACGGGCCTCTGTCGCAAATCAGAAGGGGAACTACAGAACTCGGCGCCAAAGATAGGCGCGGGGATGCAACTGGGCTCTCGCATGTTCGCTCCTGTGCATGCGGAGGTCTTGCCTCGTCGGTGATTCCGTCACCGGCGAAGCGCCGCACGCCTGCGTCTTTCCTTGGCGCTGAGGTCTACGTATCGCCCGAGGGATCTAGGGGCAACTGTGCAGGAGCGGAGGCCTTGTTCTGATGGCTCGCCTATCCGCCAGATCTCCGCGCCAGGTGCTCGGCGAGCGCTGGTCAATCCACGCAGATCAGGCGCGGGCGGTGCTCACCGCGGCGGAGTTTCATGCCGCGGCAGGGCGGTACCGAAAAGCCGCGCTTTGCTTTTCGAAGGCGCAGACACAGCTCGCGGAGGCCGAGATCGAGTGCCACCGAAAGGTTCGGGAAGAGACGTTACGTCAATTGGAGAGAAGTGATGCGGGGTAGTGCACCGGTAGCACGTCGGGCCCATAACCCGAAGGCAGCGGGTTCGACTCCCGCCCCCGCCATTACGCTGAGCACAAACAACGGCATTCGAGATTCACACGGCCGCACAATCGGCCACGTGAGTGCCCCGAGTGAAGTGGGCTCGAACACTGGGAATGGGCCCCCGGCCGGTGCCGCCAGCGGAACTGGCGGTATTCCATTCCGTACTGGGAGATCGGACCCCGGATTCGTCGCCGCCGCGAACAGAAAGGCGCAGAGAAGAGCTCGGCGTCAAGGCGGCATTTCGGTAGGCCCCGGTACGCAAGCCGGCAGGGGAGGGCAGAGCTCCCCACTACCGCCCCTTTTCCGCACGAAATGAGGTCTGAGTGATGGCCGGCTACACCAAGCTCCATTCATCGATTCTGACTTCAACAGTCTGGTGCGAAGACATGCCGACGCGGATCGTCTGGATCACGATGCTGGCACTCGCCGAGGCGGACGGTCTGGTGGATGCCACAGTCCCAGGTCTCGCGAATCTCGCTCGAGTTCCAATCGAGGACGTGCGGCGCGCCATCGAGCTTTTCCTCTCACCGGACCCGGATTCTCGGGATCAGGCCTTCGGTGGACGAAGGATCGAGCGTGTGGGTGGGGTCTTCCGACTGCTAAACTACGAGAAATACAGGTACAAGGACTCCCCTGACCACAAGCGCGAAGTCGAAGCGGCGCGACAACGCAGACACCGTGAGCGGAAACGCGAGATGTCACGTGACAAGCGTGACTGTCACGCTGTCACGCCAACAGGGCGTGACATGTCACGTGACAGTAACGTGACGTCACGCCAAGCAGAAGCAGAAGCAGAAGCAGAAGCAGATATTATTGATCCTTGCAGCAGCAATGAAGATCTGCCCAGTCACGCACCCCCAAACGGGTCTCTTGCTGCCGCTGCTGCTTGCGAGGTAAAAACCAATCCCTCCGCAACACCAACCGCATTGCCGCCTGCCCTGGAATCGGGGGTGGGGATTTCCGAAGCACCTACTGCTTCGAGCCCCGCTCCTGAACCGGAAGACTCTTCACCGGCTCGAGCAATCACTGACGGTCTTCCTTCGCCAGCGGAGGTGCAGGCGCGGACTTGGCCGCTCACCGAGCGTTTCGCGCAGCACCTTGCCGAGCTCCGAGGTCTCACAGCCTGCCCGCTATCGCGGCCGAAACGTGAGAACCGGGACCGGTTCGAGTGGTTGCTTTCGCAGATTGGCGTAGCCGAAGCAGCAAAAGCCGCGTGGGCTGACTGGCAAGAGGCTGTTTCACGCGGTGAGAAAGTCACATCGCTCGGCTTCTTTCTTCGGCTACTCGAGCTTCGCGCCGCTTCGCCACCGCGAACAAAATCGAAACCGTTATCCAACTGTGAACCGTGGGCTGACATCCTCGAACAGTACCGTGCAAACGGTAACCGCGATACGGCGGAGTACCTGGCGAAGTGGGTGTCACCACGCGTCGAGGAACAAATTCTCATGCTCGAGGTGTCCGACCAGGCCTTTGCCGACTACGTGGAGCGCTATCTGCCCGATATCGAATCGGAGGCGCTCGAGCACCACGGCCTAACAGTGCGCCTGCGTCTGAATCGGCAGTCGGCCGACGAAGCCGCGGCAGGAGGCAGTTTGTGAACGACGCCGCCCCTTGGCCGCTCGGAGAGCGAGCAGAGACACCAGCCGGCTTTCGCACTCCAGAGCACTGGTGGCGCGAGCTCCACCCGAATGTGCAAAAGCAGTGGGCGCCAATTCTGCGAGCCATGACGCCGGCACAGCGTGCGCAATTTCACCTCGAACGGCGCAAGGTCGGTCGAGGGCTACCGGACGAGCATGACCGGTTCTTCAAACAGCGGAGCCTCGAGGCACGGGATCGGCTCCTTGAGAAGTGGTTACGGATAGTCGCAGAATCGCAAAAAGTGAGGGCCACGCTATGATCACACTCGTTGTCACGGTTGCGCTCGAGATCTTAGCCGCCGTGCTTGTCGCCCTGTGGCTCGGGAGGAGCAAACGAGACCAGAGGCATGCCCTGCGATGGGTCAATCTGCGAACGGAAACCGGGCAAGGCGGGGCGATCGGGGGTCAAACCAACAAAAGGGACGTACCCCGGGATGAGCGTTCGTCGCCTACAAAGACGCGCGCGGGCGTGATCTATAGCGCGAGAAATCCAACAAGCCGATACGCCCGCCTAATGCGCGGGCTCCTCGAGGGCCCGGAGCGATGAGAAACCCTCGCCGCCTAGCGATCTCTCGGAACCTCGAGCGGCAACTGCGAGATCAGCTCGCGCTGGATCTTCAGGGCGACCCCGATGACTCGCACACACAGAAAGCAAAGTACCTGCTCGACCAGCTCGACAAGGCGCAAGCGGGTAGGAAGGAAAAGAGATGATTGTGCTCGGAATAGACCCCGGCTTTGCCTCGATGGGAATCGCGGTTGTCAAGGTCGGACCGGACACCGAGCGGATCCTTGAGCTCGCCGTTCTCCGGACGGAGAAGAGCGCCCGGAAGCTTGAGGTCCGTGCGAGCGACGACAACGTTCGCAGGGCCATGCAGCTCACGAAAGGGCTCTGCCGGCTCATCGACAAGCATAACCCCATCGCGATCGCGATTGAATCCCAGAGTTGGTCGAGGGATGCGGGAGCCTCGTCAAAAGTTGGGATGGCATGGGGCGTCGTCGCCGCTGTGGCGAGTTGGTACAGCTTGGCAGTCGTGCAGGCCTCGCCGCAGGCGATCAAGAAGCACCTCTGCGGCCGGAAGAACGCGAGCAAGGAAGACGTGATCATGGAGATCGAGGAGCGGTTCCCCGATATCGAGTGGCCCAAGCCAAATTCGCTGATGGAGCACGCGGCGGACGCGATTGGTGCCGTGCTCGCATGTCTCGACAACAGCGCGATTCAGATGGCCCGCAAATTGTCTCAGCAATCGGTAAACGTCGCGTGAACGCAATGTTGCGCCTTACCGCCACGCTCGAGCGGGACCTGGAAGTCGGCCTGGCAATGGCCGCGCGGAGTCCTGTCCCGATGCTCGCGGTGTGGGCGGGGCGGTTTCGTGTCCAACTCTCGAAACGTAGGAAGCCGCAACTGTCGCCGGAATCCCAACTCGTACTCTGGAGCACGTTGCCTGATGGTCGCATAGAACCATGGCGTGGGCGCCTTCAGCCGAATAGTCCTGTGCGCTGCGACTACTTCGACTCCGACATCCTCCCGCTGAAGGTCTGCCTCGAGCGTCAGGGCGCGACTTGGCCGGGCAGCAATCGTTGGAAGGATGGAAAGGTCCGCGCGAAGAAGGCCGGGATCCACGAGTTCTGCTCGAGCGGGAGGTGCCAGCAGGGTCAAGAGTACGCGGCCTCCGTTGTCTGTGAGTACCAGACTCCCAAGTTCAAATTCTACAAAGACGACACACCTGCACAGCGGCGCGCGCGCAAGACTTGGATCAGGTCTCACACGGACGGTGAGGTGCCCACGCTCGATACACCACCTGGAGAAGATCGGCCTCCACCTCTCGATTTGTCGGATCCGGACGTAAGCGAGATCATAGGGGTGAAGGATTGAGTCGTCATGCGCAAAAAAGTACTTCACCGGAAGAGTGGGCCTGGTAACAGGAAATACCCTCCTGCAGCTACCGAGATTGGACGGGACGGTCGTGGTCGTTTTCCGAAAGGCATATCTGGCAATCCGAGCGGCCGGCCGAAGAAGCTAGTCGAGTTCGTCGAATTGGCACGCGAGAAAGGATCACCGCGGGCGTTTGCAGCCCTGCGGCGCATCACGAAGCAGGGCGGTGACGAACGCGCGGTGGTCCAGGCTGCGCTCGGGTTGCTGGCCTATGCCTGGGGTAAACCGAAGCAGGCCGTGGAGCTCACCGGGAAAGACGGAGCTCCGGTCGAGGTGACCAATGTCCGAGAGCGGCTCACTGCTCGAATTGCTGCACGCCTTGCCGCCCTCGAAGCGAAACGAGGAACTGGCGAGCCTGAGCGACGCCGAAGCTGAGGAGCTCCTGTACGACTGGCGAGTCTGGGCGCGGCCGGAGCAGCTCGAGCCGCCCGGTGATTGGTTGACCTGGCTCATACTCTCCGGAAGAGGGTGGGGAAAGACAAGAACAGGGGCAGAGTGGGTAATCGCCAACGCGCAAGCTCATCCGGATTGGCGCTTCGCGCTGGTCGCGCGCACCTCGGCCGACGTACGCGACACAATGGTCGAAGGGGAGAGCGGCATCATGGCGTGCTCCCCGAGCTGGTTTCGGCCGGAGTATGAGCCCTCCAAGCGGCGCCTGACGTGGCCAAACGGCTTTCTTGCGACGACGTTCACCGCGGAAGAGCCCGACATCCTGCGCGGGCCCCAGCATCACGGTGCGTGGGCGGACGAGCTCGCGTCGTGGAAGTATCTCGAAAACACCTGGGACAATCTTCAATTCGGGCTCCGGCTCGGAACGCGGCCACGAGTGCTCGTGACCACGACTCCGCGACCGGTGAAGATCCTCCGGGAGCTCATCGCCGATTCCACGACCTTCATCACGCGGGGATCGACATTCGACAACGCAGCGAATCTCGCCGCGACACAGCTCGCGAAGCTCCGGAAGAAGTACGAAGGGACACGGCTCGGGCGCCAGGAGCTCACAGGCGAGCTGCTCGACGACATTCCAGGCGCGCTCTGGACGCGCACGATGCTCGACGAGAACCGCCGCGGAAAGGCACCGGAACTCACGCGCATTGTCGTCGCGCTCGATCCGGCCGTCACGGCAGGTGACGAGTCATGTGACACGGGGATTGTCGTGGCTGGAACCGGCATCGACGGCGACGTCTACGTTCTCGCAGATCGCACCTGTCATCTCTCGCCCGACGCCTGGGCACGACGCGCCATCATCGCGCTCGATGAGTTTGCAGCCGACCGGATCGTCGGCGAGGTGAACAACGGAGGAGATCTCGTCGAGTCGACGATCAGGACCGTGCGAAGAGACGCACCCTACAAGGCCGTGCACGCGAGTAGGGGCAAGCGTGTGCGCGCTGAGCCAATTGCCGCGCTCTACGAGCAGGGGAAGGTACACCATGTGGGAGCGTTCGCCGAGCTCGAGGACCAGATGTGCACGTTCCTGCCGGAGGGCACCGAAGGATCGCCGGATCGGGTCGATGCGTTAGTTTGGGCGGTGACCGAGCTTCAGGGCGGTGGTGACCTCGATTTCCTGCGGACAATGGCCTCGCGATAAGTGGGGTGCATGGCCGAGGCAAATCCTCCCGAGCAGCGAATCGACAATGTCGAAAAGCTCGCACAGCGACTCGCTGTCACCCTTGACGGTTGGGAGAACGCCCTCACGGGCCTGGGAACGAAGCGAGACAAGCGGCGCTCGACCACGGTCTCGTATGCCAACCTAACCGAGCCGGAGTGCGAGGACTTCTGGCGCGGCGACGACATGGCCGCCAAGGTCGTCGAGGAACCGGCACGGGAGATGACCCGACACTGGCTCGACGTCCGGGTTGAGCAGGAGGACGGCGACGAGGGCAGCAAGGGAAAGGACGCGGCCGAGGGCGCCGAGCGCGAGCTGAAGCGCCTCAAGGCGAAGGCGACGCTCCGGACGGCGATCGAGTACGCGCGCGCGTACGGCGGAGGGGCAATTCTCGTCGGTGTGAACGACGGGAACATGGCGCCGATCATGCCACTCTCGGTCGACAGTCTCGCGTCGGTGCGGTTCCTGAACGTCTTTCACCGGTTCGAATGTCTCCCGCGCGACTACTACGAGCAGCCGTCAGAGGAGAAGTACGGCCAACCGAAGACCTACGCGATCCGTGCATCCGCCGGCGCCGGCGAGCTCGTCGTCCATGAGTCGAGGATTCTCCGAGTAGAGGGCATCCGCGTTTCGCGGCGAGTGTCCAGGTCCGAGTGCAATAGCTGGGGAGACCCGATCTTCGTCCGCATTCGGGAGGTACTCGAAGACTTTGGCGCCTCCTTCGGCGGCATTGCGCACCTCATGCACGACGTGTCCCAGGCCGTCTTCCGCATGAGGGGCCTCCTCGCAGCACTCACCGGAAAGCAGCCCGAGCTCATCAAGCAGCGCCTCGAGATCATGGAGATGGCCCGCTCGATTCTGCGGGCGGTAGTCCTCGACGCCGGCGACGGTTCAGGGGCGACGGAAGAGTTCGAGCGCAAAGCCACACCCCTTGCCGGCGTCGCCGAGATTATCGACCGAATGTGCAACCGGCTCGCCGCCGCGGCCGACATGCCAGTGACCCGGCTCATGGGGCAGGCGCCCGCAGGACTCAACGCGAGTGGCGAAACTGACACGGTCTGGTGGTACGACCACCTCGAAGGCCTCCAGAGCGAGGTGATCGAGGACCCGGTCACGGAGCTCGTGCGGCTCATCTTCCTGGCGAAGGAGGGGCCGACTAAGGGCATCGAGCCGAAGAACTGGTCGATCAGTTTCCGCCCGCTGCGCCAGCTCACCCCTCTTCAAGAGGCTGATCGCAGACTCAAGATCGCACAAACGGATCAAGCGTACGTGCAGTCACAGGTCGTGATGCCCGAGGAGGTCGCGGTCTCCCGCTTCGGCGGCGACGAGTACAGCGACGAGACGCACATCGACAAGGAGCTGCGCGAGAAGATGGCAGCGGAGCCGTCACCGCCCCAGAAGACCGAACACGCCGTGAAGGAAATCGGCGCTGACGGTGGGCCGCCGCTGCCAAAAGATGTCCCAGTCTAGGGGCATTCCTTGTGGCGCTTTCGTTCTTCACCATAGTCGCTGCTCAGGTATGCCGACATAGCGGCAATCGCCGCAAGTCCGGCTGTCGTGATCGCGAATACGTTCTTGCGAGTCTTACTGTCCGTCACGACGGTCGATAGACTCGCGGCACCCGTCCCTGTGGCCAGCCCAATCGAAAGAGCTCCCCAAAAACGCCCCTTTGCTCGCAAGCTCTCGCAGCCGTCGGTGTTGAAAGTGAGCTCGTCCTTTTTGTACTCCGGATCGCCGGGTTTCCTCACGTATCCCGCCATTCCAGAGCAGCCGGACGTGAATAGAGCCACGGTTACTATTGGAACACCCGATTTGAGCAGTTCGCGCATTGTTGTCTCCGAGCCAAGGTGTCGTGCATTCACGAACAGCGGAAACATGGAACCACGATCAGTGGAGTCACGCAAGTCCCGACCGGGATCCGACCTTCGGGGGCATCCGTCCGGGGCAGTGATACGTGGAGACCGTGCGCAGCACCGCCTCCGTCCTCGCCGACATCCGCACGCGTCGGCTCTTCCTCCGGCTCGCCGGGCGCCCTCATCGGCGGCGAGGGCCCGTGCCGCGGCAGACGCAGCCCGACGCGATCCGGCTCAGCTACTTCCGAGCGCTTCTGCAGGTGCTCGCCCAGGCGAGGGCATTGGTCGAGCGTGCGACGCCGAAGCTCCGGGACATCGTCGAGCGGGCCGCAGCCGCGCGAGGCGACTCGAGGCTGGACGATGATCCCGACGACCCGAACGATCTCATCGACGGGCTCTCGGATGAGTTTTTCGGTGAGTTCACAAATACGAAACTCTCCGACCTCGCCAAGGGGTACGGACAGCGCACCTCGGACTTCAACCGCCTCGAGCTCGGCCGGCAGTTCAAGAGCGCCCTCGGCATTGACATCGTGAAGGCGGAGCCCTGGCTCGAGCCCAAGATCCAGACCTTCACACGCGAGAACGTCGCCCTCATCAAGTCGATCCCGAATCGCTATTTTGACGACGTCGAGAAACAGGTCGTCGGCGGCATGCGCCAAGGCCTGCGGTGGGAGGAGATCGCGAAGGAGCTGGACCGGCGCTTCGAAGTCGCGGAGGGCCACGCCAAGCTTGTGGCGCGCGACCAGGTCGGCAAGTTCTTCGGCGATCTCAACCGGACCCGCCAGGAGGAGCTCGGCGTCACGTCGTTCATCTGGCGCACCGCGCGCGACAACCGCGTGCGCGAGGAGCACCAGGAGCTCGAGGGCGAGGAGTTCACCTGGGCCAATCCGCCGGCGGAGGGAATTCCGGGCGAGCCGATCAACTGCCGTTGCCAGGCTGAGCCGGTGATGAAGCCGCTCATCGAGGCGATCAAAGAGCCGGTCGTGACTCTGCCGGCAGTGCAGCCTTCATTCCCGAAGAATCCGGTTATCAAAGCGCCACCTGCCCCGGCCGCCCCGCCAGTTGCATTGCCAGTCGAGCAACTCGCCGTTGAGCGAAAGAATATCGTCGGCGCGCTTCCGTACGAGGAGGCAACGGCGTGGCATGCAGAGATGGCGCCGGCCGCAACGGCCTGGCGAGCAACGTTGCCGAAGGCCGAGGCAAGTGCTCTATCGAGTTACCAGGGATCGGGCTATTCCCGAATGAATCGCCAGTTGCGGACCGGAGCGATCGAGGATCGAATCGCATTGGAGCGTCTTACGAGGGTGGTCAAGAAGGCGCCTCCCCTGCCGCGCGATGTGTGGGTGTGGCGGGGATTCCGATATGCGGAGCTCGCCCGCGACCCTGTGGGTCTCCTCCAGCGCAAGGGGCGAGTTCTGCAGGATCAGGGGTTCGTTTCAACCTCGATCCACAGCGGAAGAGCGCTGAGCTTCGCCGGATCCGATTCTGAGAGCTCGGTCCTCGTGCATCTCAAGTTGCCGGCCGGTACCCGAACGCCATATCTCACCGGATCGGCTGGTGGAGCCTACGAGTATGAGCTACTATTGCAAAGGGAAGCGGAGTTCCGTGTGACCAAGGTCTACAAGACCAAAGACGGTTTTACAGTGCTCGACGCCGAGCATACCGGCTCGAAGCCGAAGCCTTTGCCCAGGTCCAAGAAGAAAGACCGCGCCGACGCCGACGCCGGCGACGGCGAGCGCAAACGCGCCGACAAGTTCGTCTGGACCGAAGAGGACTTGGCAAGCGGCGGTCTCCGCTTCCGTCACGAATAGAACTGAGTCGCCTCAGTGATAGGTGGGGTCCGAGAGGGCCCCATATGCCAGACAAGATCCAGACAGGCAGCAATGGCGCAGTCCGTCGCTTCGACGTGCTCGAGCGGCTCGATGGTCCCAAGCTCCTCCCGAATGGATGGCTCCGCGCGAACGCGCACATCTCGCGCGTGGGGATCCAGGAGTACCGACGCGGCGACGGCACGATGCAGCGCGAACTCCGTCCTCCCGAGACCGTCTTCGACCAGGAGTCCCTCGACTCTTTCGCGATGGTTCCAGTGACGGACGAGCACCCGCCCGAGGGCGTACTCACCGCGGAGAACACGGGCCGTTACCAGCGCGGTCACCTGGGCGAGAGCGTGAAGCCTGCGGGCGATCGCGTCCGCGCATCCATCCTCGTGACCGACGGCGACCTCGTGAAGTCGATCCTGGCCGGGAAGCAGGAACTCTCGTGCGGCTACACGTGCGAGCTCGATCCGACCCCAGGCGAATGGCAGGGAAAACGCTACGACGCAGTGCAAAGACGAGTCCGAGGGAACCACGTGGCCGTCGTGAACAGGGGGCGCGCGGGCTCCTCAGTCCGCCTGCAATTGGACACCGCCGACGGGGTTTCGATAGGTGGGGATCGTGATGACGAGCACGCCCCAGGCGAGCAGCCACAATCCGCGGAGGAACACACCGTGAAGATCAAGATCGATGGCGTGGAGTTCGAGGTCTCGGAGCAGGTTGCACAGGCCGTGGCCAAGCTCCAAGCGAAGACCGACGAAGCTCTCACCGAGCTCGGCAAGACCGAGAAGTCCCTCCGCGAGCAGCTCGCTGCTGAGAAGGGCCGCGCAGATGCTCTCGACGCCAAGGTCAAGGAAGTCGAGAAGGCGCGCGCGGACGCGGCCGATCCGAAGCGCGTCGCCGAGGCGGTAAAGGTCCGTGTCGCTCTGCTGACCCAGGCCCGCAAGGTGCTCGACGCCAAGGAGGCGGAGAAGCTCGACGAGCAGGACGAGCTCGGCATCCGCAAGGCGGTGGTCGCCAAGCGCTTCCCAGGCATGAAGCTCGACGGTCAGGAAGAGGCCTACGTCCGCGCGGCTTACGACTCCGCGATTATTGACGCGGGCGAGCAAGGTGTGGCCGCGGCGCGCACTGCCGGTGGTCCTCCTCCCAGCCGGAAGGACGGCGAGGAGCGGATCGACGCGGCCGAGTCCCGCAAGAAGATGCTCAAGGAACTCGAAGGGCGCTGCAATCCCGACGGAGAGACGCACAAGGCGGCCTGACGCTGAGCGAAGGGAAACTTTTTTCACAACCGTTTGACGAAGGAGACGTTCCATGGCCCCCCAGACCACCTACCTCGACAAGCCGCCTGTTGCATTCGCCGGACAGCTCGCAGACATCGGCCCGAAGTACGCCGTGACGGGCGTGAACGAGGAGACGGTTGCCATTCCGTTCGGCCTCGGCATGACGAAAGGAACGGCCGAGGGCAAGTTCAAGCTGCCCACGCTCTCGACTGACAAGATCCATGGCATCGGCATTCACTCGCACGATGTCGATCGGATCGGCTCGACCGAATGGCCATCTGAGGCGGGCATCGAGGCCGCTGAGGACTTCTCCGTGCTCGAGGACGGGCGCATTTATGTGAAGGTCGAGGAAGCAGTGAACCAGCACGATACGGCCTACTGCCGCTTCGCGCTTGGAGCGCTTCTCGGTCGGGACCAGCTCGGCGCCTGGCGCAAGAGCGCCGATGCGGTCGGGGCCTGGGCCGGATCCACAGCCTACACCGTCGGCCAAAGAGTCGTGAACGACACCGGCAAGCTGTACGAGTGCATCACCGCCGGGACGAGCGCCGCTTCTGGTGGTCCCACCGGTACGAGCCAGGACATCACGGACGGCACGGCCCACTGGAAGTACGTACAGGCCCAGGCGACGGGAGCCACCGCCGCCATCGCGAAGGGCGCCGTCTTCGGGAGCGCCGCAGCGGCTGGCGGATTCGCCGTTCTGAGCTTTAACAAGGTCGTCAACCTGAGCTAACGGAGCGTAAACCAGAGTTTGCGCCTACGGGCGCGCGAGGAGAAGAAAATGCCGGGTTTCAACTTCAACAGGCTCGACGCGGCGGAGAATGCTTTCCTCGAGCGCAGCCTGAACGCAGTCAAGGCCAGGGCCTACGAGACGAAGTATCCCGAGCTCAAACTCCGGTTGCTCGTGCCCGTCTCTCACGAAACGCCCTCGGGCGCCGAGACGATCTCCTACGTCGAGTACGATGCCGTGGGTCAGGCGAAGCTGCTCGCGTCGTACGCCGACGACCTGCCCTCGGTCGATGTGCAGAGCAGGGAGGTCTTCGCGAAGATCAAGGGGCTGGGTACCTCCTACCGATACAACCGGCAGGAGATCCGGGCCGCCATGCAGGCCGGTATGCCACTCACCGATCGTAAGGCGCGCATGTCGCGACGAGCGATCGAGATCCTGATCGACGAGATCGGCGCCTCCGGTCACTCACTCTCTGGCCTCATCGGCCTGCTCAACATCCCCAACGCACTCGGGTACACCGTTCCCGCCGATGGTACCGGCTCCTCGAAGCTCTGGTCGACCAAGACGCCAGACCAGATCCTCCGCGACCTGAACGGGATCAAGAACTACATCGTGACGCAGACGAAGGAAACCGAGCGTCCAAACACGATCATCGTCCCGCCTGCTCACTATGAGATCCTGGTCAACACGGCGCGCTCGACCACGAGCGACACGACCATCATGGAGTTCTGGCAGGGCACGAACCCGGATATCCGAATCATCTCCTGGGGGAAGTGCACCGGCGCCGGCGTCGGTCCGACCGACCGCATGGTCGCGTACCGCAACTCCGAGGAGGCGCTCTGGCTCGAAATGCCCCTTGAGTTCGAGCAGACCGAGCCTGAGCAACGCGGACTGAATTACATCATCGCCTGCGAGGCGCGCACGGGCGGGATCATTTGCCCGCTGCCGTTCTCCGTGGCGTACGGCGACGGAATCTAGGCCCCGAGGCTTGCAAGCGCAGGGATTCTTTTGGAGCACGGTCTACCGGAGGCGACATGAAGGTTGAGAACAAAGACAAGCGGATATGGAACATCGCCGATCGGGTTCGGCTTCTCCCAGGAGTGAACGAGGTCGATGAGAAGATCTGGGACCTCCCCGAGGTCTCGAACTCAGCGGCCGACCTCGTGAGGGCTCGCCTCGTCGTCGTGCATCGGGGCGCGAGCGTCAAGGACCTCTCTGCGCTCAAACCGGACGAGGCAGTCGTAGTCGTGAAGGACACCGTAGACCGCGCTCTGCTCGAGCGGTGGGCGGGCACAGAGAAACGCAAGGCCGTGGCCGACGCAATCGCCGACCAACTCAAGGCGATTACGCCCGAGAAGAAGGCCGCTGAGAAGTCCAAGGACGAAGACGAGGAAGAGGCTCCTGCGCCTCGGAGGAAGTAACGGGAGGGCCGCGTGGCGACTCCCGCAGATGTCCGGCGTATAGCCCACGAGTTCGCCTCACTCACCGACGAGGAGATCGCTCCGTTCATCGCTGACGCGGAGACGGAACTTGGCTCTGATGCCTGGGGCGTGCTCTACGAGCGCGGGCTCATGTACCTGGTAGCGCATCTCCTCGCGGCTGCACGACCTGACCTGTACAACGCTTCTGCCTCTGGCCCATTGCAATCTGAGAGAGTGGGCGAGGTTCAGCGCACCTACGCGGTAGCTGCTGTCTCTGCGAGTGCTTACTCCACGAGTCGATTCGGCACTGAGTTTGAGCGGCTTCGACGATCGTTGGGGCTGTCAATCGGGGTGATCTGACATGGCCACCCCTGGAGTCATCGAGATCGATCGCGGCTGGAATACGCTCGGAAAGCAACTCAAAGCCCTGGCGCGCGGTGACGCCTACGTGAAGGCCGGCATCCTCGGCGAGGCCGCGGCGAAGGTCGAGACGGAGCACCAGACCGAGAGCGGCACTCCGATGACGAATGTGCAGCTCGCGGTGATCCACGAGTTTGGAGCGCCGTCAGTGGGCATCCCGGCGCGCTCGTTCATCCGGGCGCCCTTCGATGCGAAGCGAAACGACTATCTCCAGGAACTCCGCAAGCACGTGCGCGGCGTCTATGAGGGCCGAGCTTTTCTGCACAAGGTCCTCTCGATCATGGGCCTCAAGATGGAGTGGGACCAGAAGAACGCGGTCCTGCAAGGGGAGGGCATTCCGCCGCCGCTCGCGGATAGCACGATCAAGGCGAAGGAGCGCAAGGGCCGCTGGAACACGGCCGCGAAGGAAGCGCCTCGACCGCTCGTGGACACTGGCCGGCTCGTCGCCTCGATCTCGCACGCGGTCGTAGGGGTTGGTGGCGAGGGAGGGGAGGGCGGCAAGTGAGCCTCGCCGATGTCGTTCTCCATCTCGCCTCTGGAACGTACACCGTGACCCGGCAGACCGGCGGCTCGTACGTGAACGGCATATGGACGCCGGGCGGCTCGTCGACGTTCTCGATCGTCGCGTCGATCCAACCAACGAGCGGAGAGGACCTCGTACGCCTTCCCGAGGGCGTGCGCACGCGCGAACTCGTCACCGTCTTCACTCCGACCGAGTTGCAGGTGAAGAACGCTCCCGCGGGTACCGAGGCCGACCGCATCGCCTACAAGGGCGCGAGCTACGAAGTGCAGACCGTCGAGAAGTGGGATGAGCAAGGCGGTTTCTATCGCGCGGTCGCCGCCAAGATCGAACAATGATGACCTGGACGACGCTCGAGAACGCCTTGCGCGTGTGGATGGAAGGCACCTTCGGCGCCGGCAAAGTGATCTGGTCGAGCCAGGATGCGCCCGAGCCGGCTCTCCCCTACGCCTCGCTCCAGCTTACCGGCCCACGGCCAGCGAGCTCGCTCCTCGAGGTGCACAACACTACGAATCTTGCGAACCCTGCTGGGCAGGAGATCGAGCAGACCGTCACCATGCACGGCGAGCTCACGCTGGTCTGCCAGGCACACGCAGCGCCCACCTGCGGCTCGAGCACGGCGAAGGAGCTCCTGCAGGCGGCTCGCATGCGGCTCTTCCTGCCATCGGTTCTCTACGCGCTCGAGCAAGCTGGTTTGGCCGTGCTCGGAGCGGGTGATACGCAGGATCTGACGGCGATACTCGAGACGAAGTTCCGGTCCCGAGCTGCCATGAACGTGAGGCTGGAAGTGGTCGACACACTCATAGAAAAAACCGGCTACATTGCGACCGCCAATGTGACCGGAGAGCCCGAGTAGGAGACTCCCCGTGCCCCTAAATGACATCTTCCAGATCAACGTGGTCGCGAGCTCGCCGGGCTTGACGGCCGCAGGTTTCGGCAAGCCCCTCATCCTCGGGGCCTACCTCAAGACGTGGGCCGAGCGTTACCGTGAGTATACGGACATGAGTGGTGTGGGTAATGACTTCCGGACGGACGAGCCGGAATACAAGGCCGCGGCCAAGTGCTTCTCTCAGAATCCCAGACCGCCGAAGATCGCGGTCGGCCGCGGAACGCTTCCTCCGACACAGCGCTTCGCCGTCACCCCGACGGTGCAGAACTCGACGGTCTACTCGCTCCGAGTCGGCGACGAGACGGCGAGCTACACATCGGATTCCTCGGCGCTCCTGTCCGAGATCATCGCGGGCCTCGTGGCTGCCGTGAATGCGCTCGCAGCGGCCTGGCAGGCCAGCCACGCATATGCCGTTGGCGATCGCTGTTCCAATGGCGGGAACGTCTACGAGGTGATCACGGCCGGGACGAGCGCGGCGAGCGGCGGGCCGAGCGGATACACGGCCGACGTGACTGACGGCACTGTCCACTGGAAGTACATCAGCGCGGCCGTGACGGCGAGCGACCAGACGACGTACATGCGCGTCGTGCTCCAGACGGCCGGCGCCTGGCAGGCCCTCGAGGTCGAGGACGTGAACCTCCTGTCGATCGCGCAGGACCATGCGGATCCAGGTGTCGCGACCGATCTGGCGGCGATCAAGCTCGTCGATAACACCTGGTACGGGCTCGAAACCTGCTGGAATTCAAAAGCATACATCCTCGCCGCTGCGGTTTGGGTCGAGGCGAACGAGAAGCTCTATGTCGCGCAGAGTCAGGATACCGAGTGCGCGATGGTGGCGGAGGCCTCCGCGACCGACGTGGCGAAGACCGCGAAAACTTCGGCCTATGCACGCACGGCGATCATCTACCACCCGGCAACCGACGCTTTCGCCGATGCGGCCTGGGTCGGGAAGTGCTTCCCCCTCAACGCTGGAAGCGAGACGTGGAAATTCAAGGAGCTCGCAAGCGTGGAGGTCGTACTCCTCACGCCGACGCAAAAGGCCAACCTCGACGCGAAGTACGCCAACTACTACTACGACGCGGGCGGTGTTTACATCACCAGCGAGGGCAAGGTCGCGGCAAACGAGTGGATCGACGTTGTCCGAGGGCGCGACGCGCTCAAGTCCGATATGCAGGTCCGGCTCGTAAACGCCTTCACGGATCCGACGGTGTCGAAGGTCCCGTACACGGATCCTGGAATCCAGGTAGTGCGTGGCCAGGTGCTGGCCTCTCTGAGATCGTTCGAGAGCGAGAAGGCCGGATTTCTCATAGCGGACTCGTCAGAGGTTCAGGTTCCGTTGGCCGCGGATGTGTCAGTAGAGGATCGATCGAACCGAGTGCTCGACGACGTCACTTTTACCTCCAAGCTTCAGGGCGCAATTCACTCCGGAACGATTTCTGGCGTAGTGACTTACTGACAGGAGTGATCGATGGAAACCAAGACAGTCGACCCGGCAAAGCGCATCTTCACGGTTGGCGCTACCCCTATCACGGGGTTCGCGGAGGGGACATACATCAAGGTCGAGCGGGCGAATGACGACTTTACGTCATACGTCGGATCGACGGGCGAAGGGGCTCGTTCACGAACCAGGAATCGGAGCGGTACCTTCGAGATCACGCTCATGGAAACCTCGCCAGACAACGACCTACTCGCGGGTTATGCGGCTGCGGACAGGGCGTCCGGCGTCGGAATGGTGCCCGTCACTCTTCGTGATCTCCATGGCACGACCGAGGCGTTTGCGGCCGAGGCGTGGGTCAAAAAGCTTCCAGCCATCGAGATGGGGAACACGGTCGGTACGCGCGTGTGGATCATCGAGACCTGCAAGCTCGAGATGAACCCGGGCGGAAACGTGATCTAACATGATCGAAAGCAAAACAATCGAGATTGACGGCGCGACCTACACGGTGGCGCAATTGCCGGCGTTCAAGGCGCTGAAGCTGAAGTGGCGCATCATGCAGGCCATCGGTCCTTCGGCCGCAAAATTGATCGCTGCTATCGTCGGTGGCGGAGGCCTGGCGCGTCTTGAGACCGATGAGCTTGCTCCAGCCGCGAAGGAGCTCTTTGATCGGCTGTCAGCCGACGATCTGCTTTCGTTTGCTCGTGAGCTTCTGGGTCCCGCAACCGTGATGGCGGATGGAAAGCTGGCGCACGTGCTGGATGTATTCGATATCCATTTCGCCGGCAAACTTGCCTCGGTCTACCGATTGATCTGGTTCGCACTGGAGGTCAACTACGGTGATTTTTTAGGCGATATCAAAGACCGGCTCGCATCCGCCATAACAAAGGCGTCGCCTACCGTGGAATCGACCACCTAGCACCGGCATGGCCGGCATGGAGGTTGTTCTTGTCTGGCCGCGCGTCCCTCGAAGCACTCAACTCGACCCTGTCGATCGACGACGTGGCGGACGCCTTGGACGCGCTTGACGCGCAGGAAGAGGCCGAGGATGAGCTCCGAGCGATCACGCAGAGGAGCGGTATACCATGATTGTGTCTGAGCTCTTCGCCAAGCTGGGCTTCAAGGTCGACCAGGCATCCTACTCCAGGGCAGATGCTGTGGTGGGCTCGCTCAAGCGTGGGCTCGCGGCCATCGGCGGTGCCTTCGCTGCTGGCGCCGTCGTGAAGGGGCTGAAGAGCCTCGTCGAACAGACTGGGGCCACGGCCATCGAAGCGGGCAGGGCTGCACAACGCATCGGTCTCACTCGCCAGGCGTTCGAAGAGTTAAAGCACGCGGCCGACGAGTCTGGCGTCTCGGTCGGCAGCTTCGAGACGGGTGTCGGCATGATGGCCCGCCAAATGGCGGAGGTCACTCAGGGGAACAAGACCGCCGCGGAGGCCTTCCGACGCGCAGGCGTGTCCGTGCGGGACAGTTCTGGCGCTCTGCGCGGCACCGATGAAGTCTTGATGGATCTCTCCGAGCGCTTCGCCGCAATGCCCGACGGCCCGAAGAAGACCGCTCTGGCCATGCAGATATTCTCTCGTTCAGGGCGAGAGATGATCCCGATGCTCAACGCGGGTCGCGCGGGCATGGAGGCGTGGCGCGCGGAGGCGCGCGAGCTCGGGATCGTGTTCTCGGACGAGGACGTGGCAGCCGCTGAGGAGCTCCGTCAGGCGACCAGCCTACTCGACGACGTGCTCGAAGGGCTGAAGCGGCGCATAGGCGTCAGTCTCATGCCCGCTCTCGCGAAGCTCAAGACAGACTTCGCGAAGTGGATATTGGCCAATCGTGAACTAATAAAGCAGAGGGTCGTCGCGTTCGCCGAAGGCCTCGGGAAGGCCCTGAAGTACGCGGCGCAGATGGTCGAGCCGCTGGCGCGGTTCATCTCGTGGCTCGCGTCGAATGGTCCGTTGGCCGCTGCCGCTCTGCTCGCCCTTGGGCTGGCCATCAACTCAGCGTTCATCATCCCGGCAGGCACGATCCTGCTCGTCCTGGCGCTCGTCGAGGAACTGTGGGGCTGGATCAAGGGTACGAGGAACACGCTGCTCGAGGACATGTTCGGCCCGTTTGACACCTTCGCGAAGGAGAATGCTTTCGGTCGAGCTATTGACGGATGGATAAAGGCGTTTGAGTATCTGAAGGCGGTTGTGCGATCAGTGCAAGAGGCCTATATCGGGTTCCGCAGGCTGATCAACCCCGACTTCGGCCGAAACGTCACGGGCGTGGCGGAGGGCGGGTATAGAACAGCGAAGACACCCGAGGAGTATGGGCAGAACCTCAGTGAGTCCATGCGCCGCATTCGCGGCGGAACAAGAGCTCTGTCGGGCGACGAGGAAGATGCGCTGGACGCTCGACTCGGGAAAGACCCGATGTTCCATGCGCTGACGCGATCTGGGCAATTCGAGACCGTTGAAAGGTTATATGGCCCGTATGGCGGGAAGACCTCCAAGGAGGTCAAGATCGAGATCGGACAGATGACTGTCGGCTCAGCTCTGCCAGAAGGCCTCTCTCCGGACGAGTTTGTGAAGCGGCTCAGCGAGGAGATCGATCAGAAATTGAGTTCCCAGAACTCCACCGCCTACGAGGCCGCGAGGTAGCGATGGGCGTCACGCTACGTTTCACATTGCCAGGCTCCGACGAGGATGTTCTCGAGCTCGATGCCGCTCTCCAAGAGCAACACAGCATCACAGCATCCGTCACGCAGTTCCCTGTCGAGACGGGGACAAATATCGCGGATCATGTGCGCCAGGAGCCGGATCGAGTGCGTGTCGATGGCATTGTGTCGAATACGCCTCTTCCGTCGAAGATCGGAATATCCCGTGCGGCGTTCGATGAACGTGCCAACGCAGGTGATTTCGCGCTTCGTGCACAGACCGCATACACGCAACTGCGCGCGCTCAAGGAGGGCGGTATTGCTGTCAGCATCTCGACGGAGCTTGCCGACTACTACCCAATGGTCCTTTTGTCGCTCGATGTCCCGCGCGATGCCGAGACCGGGGACGTGCTCCGGTTCATGGCGGAGTTCGAGAAGGTCACGCAGGTCTCGACGCGATCGGTGGCCGTCGAGCTCAAGCGCAGTCCAAAGCCCGGCGTGGTGAAGACCGGGACGCAGCCGAAAAAACAGGTAGAGGAAGTGCAATCTCGCCCTGACTCAGGGTTACGTGCAGCGAAGAGAGCAACATTTGGGGATTGAGCACGTGGCTATCTACTACCTGCCAGCGCGGACCGACCTCACCCACTACGATTTCGAGGTCGAGCTCGAGGAGTCGATCTACACGATCGAGCTCTACTGGAATACGCGCGCAGAGGCCTGGTTTCTGTCGGTCTACGATGTCCTCGGTGAGCCGCTCGTCTCCGGTCGGAAGGTCGCCCTCGGAGCGCCGATCCTTGGTCGCGCCGAGCGCCCGAGTGGGCCGCCTGGCGCAATCATCGCCTTCGACACGTCAGGCGAAAACGTAGAGGCAGGCGAGACGGACCTCGGAGGCCGGGTGCAGCTCGTCTATTTCGATTCGACGGAGCTCTGATGCCGGTACAGTTTGGCCGCGAGTGGTACGTGATCGTCGGCGGCCTCGAGGTCCGCGGGCTCCGGATCGCGTTTCGCGCCGCAAAGACCCTGTCCTCTGACCCGAACACACTCGACCTTCGGATCTACAACCTCTCCGCGACCACTCGAGCCAACATGCAAAAGAAGGCCGTGCCCGTCGTTCTGGCGGCCGGCTACGTTGGGAGCTCTGAGGTGATCTTCAGCGGCGACGCGAGGACGATCGACCACGTCAGAGAGGGTGCCGAATGGATGACGCACATCCAGTGTGGCGACGGCGAACGCGCCTATCGGACCGCGCGTTCGGCCTTCTCGTTCAAGGCCGGCACCAGCGTGCAGGCGCTGCTCAATCAGGTCATCGGTGATCTGCCAGTAAACACGCGTGATGCACTGCGGGCTGTGAAGTCCGGGCAATTCGCACTCGCCTTCGAAAAGCTCCAGCAAGGCTATGCCGCCCAAGGCCGGACTGTGCGCGAGCTCGACCGCGCGCTCGCCGCGCACGGGATCGAGTGGTCGATCCAAAAAGGCACGTTGCAACTTTTGCAAGGGAACGGCACGACAAAACAGACGGCAGTCGTTCTCTCGTCGTCAACGGGTCTCATTGGCTCACCGGACCACGGAGCTCCCCAGAAGGCCAATATGCCGCACTACCTGAAGCTCAAGTGCCTCCTGCATCCGGGCATTGAGCCCGGAAGGGCGCTGCGGCTCGAGACCCAGTCGATCTCCGGTGACTACCGCGCCGAGAAGGTCGAGCACACGGGGGACAGCCACGGCCAGGAATGGACGACCGACTTGGAGGCTTTGCCGCGATGAGCCAGACCGGACCGAATCCTACCCTCGCCGATGCGATCAGGAGAGCCGTGGATCTCGCGGTGGCGGACGTCCATGTGGCAATCCCAGGCCGGGTTGAGCGAGTCGATCTGGCAAAAGCACTTGTCGACGTGAAGCCGCTCGTGAAGGACCGGTATGAGGAGGACGGCGTCGCCAAGAGCCAGAGCGTGCCCGTTGTGACGAATGTGCCGCTCGTCTTCCCTGGCGCGGGCGGAATGCGGATCTCATTCCCGGTGGCGAAAGGCGACACGGTGCTGCTCGTCTTCTCAGAACGCTCGCTCGATTCCTGGCTCGTGCGTGGTGGAGAGGTCGATCCACTCGATGACCGGCGCCATTCACTGTCGGACGCCGTGGCGATCCCAGGTCTTCACGACTTCGCGCATCCGTGGAAAGGCATCAGCTCGAGCGCGGTGACGATCGGGAAGGACGGCGAGACGCAGCATCCGGCCGGTCTCGGAGACAAGATCAGGGCCGAGCTCGACGCGATCTGGAGCGCGATTTACGGTCACGCTCATCCCTACACATGGACTGGAAGCCCTGGGAGCGGAGTCACGTCACCGGCAAGCGGTTCACCCTCGAAGCAGATAGTGGAGTCCGCGACCGTGAAGGTCACTAGCTGAGGTTCGGACCGACGGTGTGCGCGATCTGCATGAGCTCGTCGAAGAGCGCGTGCATCTCCTCGCGGTCGGACTCCGGAACCTCCGGCGCGTTCTCCCAGCGTGGAGCATCCGACGCCATGAGCCATTTTTCGAACTCGGGGGAGAGCTCCTCGAGTCGATTCGTGATTTCGAGCGCTCGCCTAACCGGGGGCGGGGCCATCTCACGGAGGAGGTGGTGGAGACCGAGACCCACCGGAGAAGGGGAGGCGTGCCGGGCGTTTGCGCCGCAATAACGGCAGCGCAGCGCGCCCTGCTCGAGTTCCTTCGCACACTTTGGGCATACGACCACGGGCCAGATAGTACCCCAGGGGTAGGCCATTGGGAGCCCTGATATGTGGGGATCGTGAGTCTCGGGCTGAAACTGGTATCGGGCGACCTGTCATGGACCGGAGGAGTCCTCGCGACGATCAGCAATCCTCTGGACGCGACGCGCCAGCTACTCGAGACGCGGCTCAGGATGGCGCGGGGGGAGTGGTTCCTCGATCCAGAGGAAGGCCTTCCTCTCTACGAGAAGATCCTTGGCAAACCACGCAGTGAAACAGGCATCCGTCAGGCAGTACGTGAACGCATCCTGTCTACTCCCGGGATAGAGGACATCCTGTCGATGACGGTCAGTATCGACCGATCGGCCCGCACGGTGCTGGTCCAGTTCGTGGCGCAGGCGACCGAGGGTGAGATCGCCATGACGACGGAGATCGGATAATGGCCTACGGAATCCTTGCGACTGGCTTCGCTGTCAAGCCGCTTGCGGTCTGCAAATCCGAGCTCGAGGACCTTTTCCGCCAGACATTCGGAGCCGGGATCAGCCTCGATTCCTCCACGTCTGAGGGGCAGCTGATCGGCATCCTGGCGGAGCGCGAGTCCGAGCTCTGGGACCTGGCCGAAGAGGTCTATGACTCTCGGGATCCTGAGCAGGCGACCGGTGCCGCGCTCACAGGCTTGAGCGCGATCACCGGCACAGTCGGCCCGAAGGCGGCCACACCATCGGAGATGACGGCGACGCTTGGCGGAACAGCTTCGACCGTCGTCGGAGCCGGTTCACAGGCCAGCGTGGCGACGACTGGCGTGAAGTTCGCCACGAAGGCCTCGGCGACGCTGGTGGCCGTCGACGCATGGCAGGCCAGCCATGGATACGTACTCCAGGATCGATGTACGAACGACGGCAATATCTACGAGTGCATAACCGCAGGTACGTCCGCCAGCTCAGGCGGGCCCACGGGCGAGGACCTCGACATCACGGACGGGACCGTTCACTGGCGCTTCCTCGGCGCGGGAGATGGAGCGGTCGATGTCGAGCTCGAGTCCGTCGAGACCGGGCCAAAGGCCGCACCCGCGCGCACGCTCACGGAGATCGAAACGCCAGTCTCGGGCTGGGCCTGGGTGACGAATCGGGAAGACGCTACGCCAGGCGAGGACCAGGAGACCGATGCGGCCTTGCGGGTTCGCAGGCTCGTTGAGCTCGCCGCCCAGGGTGCCGCAGCACTGGACGCCATCCGAGCTGAGATTCTCCAGGTCGACGATGTCACCGCATGCACGGTGTTCGAGAACGAGACAGACGTGACGGACGGTGACGGTCGCCCTCCGCACTCAATCGAGGTGCTCGTGTCTGGCGGTGCAGACCAAGATCTTTGGGACGCGGTTCTGAGGACGAAGGGCGCCGGGATCTACACGCATGGTACAGAGGTGGGCACGGCAGACGATGAACAGGGAGTCGCCCACACCGTTCGCTTCAGTCGCCCGGCACAGGTTGAGATCTACTGCGACATCGAGCTCACGGTCGACGCGGACCTTTACCCGGCGGATGGCGACGACCAGGTGAAGGCGGCACTCGTGACCTGGACCGAGGACAACCTCGATGCCGGCGACGACGTGATCACCCGCGCCCTGTTCCCGTCTGTCCTATCGATCTCTGGCGTACTCGACATCGTCCACCTCTACGTTGGTATTGCGCCGACGCCGACCTCTGAAGCCAACATCACGATCGGTTCCACCGAGATCGCAGATTTCGACACCGCACGGATTTCCGTCACCTCATGAGCGGCCCGGTTCACATACTTGACCATCAGGCGAGAGCCGTTCGCCGGCTAGTCCTGCAATACCGTGAGGCGGCAAACCTTCAGGGGCTCGTCTCCGTCTCGACCGCGGAGCACCAGACGCTCGAGGACCAGTTCTGGCAGATGTTCGCCGAAACCATCGATACGGCCGAGGACGCTCAACTCGACGTGTACGGACGGATCGTAAACCAGGCCCGCGAAGGGCGCGATGATCCGACCTATCGGCTCTGGATCAAGACCCGCGTGCGCATCAATCGGAGCTGCGGATCGATCCCCGAGATCGTCGGGATCCTCATGGCGCTCGTATCTGGCACCACCTTCGTGCGGCTCGAGGAGCAGTTCCCGGCCGCGATCGAAGTGCATATGGGCTATACGCCAGCACTCGACTGGGAGCAGGGAATCGTGATTCTCCGGAAATGCAAGGCGGGTGGCGTTCGCGTTTTGTTGACCGTCGAAGGTGCGGACGAGTCGGAGATGCTTCACCTTGACAGCCCGGATGGTCCCGGGCTCGATGTCGGCTATCTGGCCGATTACTGGGAGTAACTATGGCGAAACCTACCGATTTGCCCCGTTGGGCGGAAACCGCCGGAGGTACACCGGCAGCAAATATAATAGAGCCGTCATCCGGTAAGAAGGATCTTGGATTTTCGACGATCGCCGAATCCCCTGGAGGCAAGGGCGATGTCCCAACATCCGGCGGCCTCAACTGGTTCATGCGGCTCGCGTACAAGTGGTGCGAGTGGCTCGATGGCCTTCAGGGTGAGGAACTCACGTGGGCGGAGAACCAGGTCTTCAGTAAGCTTCTCCAGTTGAGCGGCGGAGCTCTCCAGTCGATCCTCAAAGGCGGCACCGGAGGCCTCGACATCGGGACCTCGATCGCGTCGGACCTACGCGTGCTCCTGAACAACGTGGCTGAGTGGACGTTTCGGGAAAGTGACGGGGCGTTGGTCAGCAACGGGAAACAGATCACAGGGCTTCCGACTCCAGTTGCGGCGAGTGACGGGGCGAATAAGGCATACATCGATGGAGGAGGAAGAAGCCTTTCTTCTTCGTGCGGAGCATATTCAACAACCGGAGACACGAGCGAGCATGACGTCACGAATTTGTCTCGATCCTTTACAACCAATGGACGCCCAGTTTTTATCGCTTTACAGGCAGATGGATCCACAAATGAGTGTTCAATTGGTTTCTCCGACGGTGGTTGGCTGTATCTATACAGAAACACAACGCTGATTGCGAGATGGTACGTTGCGACCAGTGGGTTGGATTCTCCAGGAGGATTTTTCATAGTCGATGCTCCCGTGGCCGGAACTTATACGTACAAAATCACCTGCAAGAATTACAGTGCGGGAGCGATAATTCACATCAATTACGCTGTGCTTGCGGTGGTGCAGATCTAAAACACCAAATCAATGTTTACACTCCATCCTGTTGCGAGCGTCTGGATTTCGACGCCAACCCATACAGATTGCCATACCGTTCGCCATGGCTTCGGAATCAGCATTGCAATTGCCGTGTGTGAGGACATAGTGAGAACAAAATAGGCACCCACTTTACTTTGCGATGGATGTACGCCTAGTATTGGATTCCTTTCGTACCAATTGGATCCATATCGATCGATCCCCTTTGACGTGAACACCCAATCTGCTGTTGTCAACATCAGAAAACCACTCTGCAAGGTATAGTCAACCGCATTCCACCGACAGTCCTCCGAGTCGTCTCCGATGCAACCGACTGCGGCGCGAGCGGGGACCGCGCTCCCGCATGCCATCAGCATCAATGAGATGATGGCTGCAATGCGGCGGAGGTGGATCATGATCAGATCGTCCCATGTCGCTCGAATAGTGACAAGTCCCATACTCTAAGTGTGGGCAATCTGGACGGTTTCTGGCTCTATCGGCGCCTGCCCTGGCCGCCATCTTCGACTTTGATACGTGGTTCTTGTGCCCGATGGCACTGGAGGCCCTATGCCGAGACCCCGGATCGCAACCTTTCCCTTGTCGCTCTTGCTCGCGATCGTCCTGGCTCCGGACGTTCCGACTGCCAAGCCCACGAACGTCGTTCTGGTCGACACGGTCTGCACGCGGGTCGACAGCGGTCGGACTCCCCGGACTGCGGTCGAGATCCAGAACCGCGGCACGGCCTCGATCTTCTGCGCGATCGGCGAATGCACGGGGCTCGACGTGGATGCGGGTCGCGAGCTGTCCTCCGGCGAAACTTGGGTCGTGCAGGCAGCCGGCAATGTCCCGATTTACTGCATCGCCGCAGCCACGCAGACCACGGGCTACGGAACGACCGTCACCGAGTTCTGAGTTCTGAGGCCCCCATGAAACGACTACCGCTCGTTCTCGCGTTGATTCCGTTGTTGGTCTCCGCTCAGACGCCTCCGGTGTTTGGAGGCGCACGAAAGAGCTCCGTTTCGCCGTCCGGCGTCTCGACGCAGCCGATCACGGCGCCGTCATTCGTTCCAGCCGCGCAGGACTTCATTTACTATGTGGCGACGACCGGAAGTGACGGCAATGCGTGTACATCCGCAGCGTCGCCATGCCTCACGATCCAGGCGGCACTGGCGAAGATCCCGACCTACTGGCGACAGAAGGCACGGGTCTATGTCGCGGCTGGAACCTATACGCTTCCGTCCCAGACATGGTTGACCGTTGGTCACTCCGTAATGGCCGGCGAGCCGTTCGTGCTGGAGGGCGCGATGGTCGACTCCGGGCTCGGTGAACGGACCATCACGTCGGTCGGGACAGTTGGCGGCTATGTCTACCAGGTGACGGACAATACCTTGGCCCCGACGCTCGATCAGTACGTCGGCTACACCGTAAGGATAACGAGCGGAACGGCTGCCGGCATGACCAGGATCGTGCGTGGGAACACGACGGGTGGCCTATTTGAGATGAACGAAGCGGACTTTTCTGCGAGTTACCGCCCAGCCGTCGGAGACAAATTCGTTATCGAGCGGCCCGGCACCATCATTGAGTTTCAGGGCACGAACAGTGGCCTTGACTTCCGGGCGAGTTCCTCGAAAAACGGGGCCGCCATTGTGCGGAACGTCAAATTTCAGATTGCGGGTGCAGGCGCCACCATCTTCAACGTTGCGGCCCCGGCTGGCCTATGTTTCCAGCGAGTGCAGTTTGACCTTGGGACGATCGGTTATCTGTACGTGGGTCGTAGGTCCCAGATCTATGCTGGTAGCTGCAACATGGTAGACATTGGCACCGAGTTCTTCAATTCGGCCTCATGGCTCGAAGAAGGTGCGGGCCTATTTTTGTCCGGCACGAACCGGCCCCTCAGCATCATGGACGAGGGTCTATTCCACGGCTATGTAGTATCACGTGGCGTCAAGTTGATGGGCAGTCGGGCGAGTACGATGTTTTTGTTCAGTCCCGACCTGGCAGGCGGAGCCAATATCTACGCGTATGAGAGCGTGCTCAAGATCCAGAAGCAGATCGCCGCACTGTACGGCCGCATCGTGTCGCCTACGAGCTATGGCATAAAGCTTGAGCAAAACAGTTCCGGGCAGGCAATCCAGTACATCGATATCACGGGTTCGACTGGGGACGGGATTTTGCTCGAGGCGAACAGTCAGGCGTATTTACAATACGTTTCTGGGTCGAGCAACACGAGCGCTGGTTTGCGTCTCAACGGCTCAAGCATTGCCAAGATCGCGAGCAACGTAACGCTCACGGGTACGGCCGGCGAGATCCTGGTCGGCACGCAGTCGACCACGCACGCGGCCGTCTATGCAGGCACCCCACTAGTTGATTTGGTTGGCGGCTCGGCGATGAAGGATTCGGCCGCGCTCCCGTCGGTCAAGGTTGCGGGATTGACTGTCGGATCAGCGGGCACCCCGATCAGTTTATCGGTTCGCTGCTCTGCGACGCTCGCGACGGATGCGATCGCCGCTGGCACGACCGTAACACAGGACATCGCATGCACCGGGGCCGCCGTTGGCGCTGAGTGTTCGGTGGGCGGTCCCGCGACACTGGAAGCGGGACTCACGCAATCCTGCCGCGTTTCCTCGACTGGCCACGTGGATCTACGCACGGCGAACGTGACGGCCGGATCGATCACGCCGGCCGCCAGTCAGACGGTCTCCGTGAGGGTGCTCAATCCATGACCTCCGCCGCCCTCAATCCGAGTGTGACGCCGCTCCTTTCTCTCCTGGCGCTTGCCGTCCTTTCCTGCGCCCACGGGCAAGCGCGGCCGGAGCCGTGCTCGAGGTGCCCCGAGCCCGCGGCGCGGCCGTGTCCGGAGTCGCGAAGATCGGCGCCGCTCACGACTCCATTACCCGCGCCTCCAGTCGCGCCAATTCTTACGGACGTTCCTGCTGGTTGCCCGTCACAATTCATCGGCTGTCTCACTCCTGAGAAAGACGCGGAGCTCCAGCGCTACTTCGGAGCAGTTCGTCGTTGGATGGTCGAAGTCTATCGAAGAGGAGTTGCCGATGGCGGATGAAGATGCAGGCAGCAAACGGCGTAGCGGGGAGACCGTATCTTTGCGCCTCGCGATCATCGTTGGCTCGACGGTGGCAGCGGCGTTCGGGCTCACTCAGCTCGTGGTCAATACCGTCTCGAAGTCGGGCGACAAGAGCTCCGAGCATGCCCACGAGCTAGCCCTGGTCATCGCCAACCAGATGGAGGTCCAGCACAAAGACAATCTGGAGGCACAACGACAAACTCGCGACGTGTTGGATCGTCTCGCCGAAGAGCAGAAGTCGCTGAGCGAGACTCTGCGGATTGCCTATCGGCTTGGGCCGCGCGCCATTTTAAAGAGAGAAAAGACACCATGACCGAGCGCGCAATCGACCGGCAACTGGTCACTCTGAGCACGGCGATCCTCAACGCGCAGAAAGTTGTCGAGGAAGCCCGAGAAGTCGCGGAAAGCGCACGGGCATCTGTGACCCAGATGGCCGCCATCATGCGGGCCAAACTCGAGGACCATGAGCGCCGGCTCAGGGCACTCGAGAAGCGAAACGGGAAGAGGGTAGCGTGATGGCTGACTTCGATTCCGCATTGTCCGTGGTGTTGCGACATGAAGGCTTTAGTGCATTCACGAACGATCCAGTCGATCGCGGCGGCGCGACCAAGTGGGGCATCACGCAGACGACGTTATCGGCGCATCGTGGGCGCCCCGCGAGCATCCAGGACGTACGTGATCTGTCAGAGACGGAGGCGCGCGAGATCTACCGCAGGCACTACTGGGAGCGGTCCGGCGCTGACCGGATTGTCGATCAGCGCGTCGCAACGAAAGTGTTCGACATCGCGGTCAATCTCGGCGTGATGCGTCGTGGCACAGATGCGGCGGAGTTGCTCCAGCGTGCCGTGAACGTCGTGCGATTCGGCCGTCCAATTGCTGTCGATGGCATCATCGGGCCGAGGACAATCGAGGCGGCGAACCTGTGCGAGCCGGACAGGCTCCTCGATGCAATCAAGATGGAGCAACGACATTACTATCTGTCACTCATCGCGCGAGACCCGAGCCAGGAACGATTTCGAATCGGCTGGCTCAGACGGGCCGATTGGCCCAAGGAGGCAACCTGATGAAAGCCGCGCTCTACGGTTTCAGGAAAATCATCGTCTTCACGATTGCGACCGCGGCCATGGTGTACGGGCTCCACATCTCGATCGATATCCTGAAGGTGATCGACAAGGACAAGGCGACTCAAGCCGCCTCGATCGTCGGCGCGTTCTTCTTGGCATTCGGCACCGTCTTCGGAACGCTGATGAGCGCCTTCAAGGGCGCTTACGCCGCGGGATCGAATCCGATGGCTCCGCCCGCTCCTCTTCCACCTCAAGGGCCTCCGGTGCCGTGAACAAGCTCTCTCCACACGACCGGCACCTCGTGATCGTGCTGCTCTCGATGGCGCACGCGCCGCTCTCGTTGGCCGGCGAGATGCTGGAGGACGAGGAGCTTCGGGCGGCACTCCGCCTGATCGACGATCGCGCCGAGGCGCTGCGCGCAAGGAGCTCCGATGGCCACCTGGGCTGACCGCTTCCACGCCGCGGCCGAGCTCGCCCGCGCGGCCTGGCGTTGGCTCGTGCTCGTCGGCGCGGTCGTCTTGGCGCTGATGCTCGCGCGCGCGTGCAACGGAGAGCGTGCGGCCGAGGCCGAGGTGCGTCGCCTCAAGAAGGCCTCCGAGCTCGAACGGCAGGGGTTCCTCGTGGCCAAGCGGGCGAGCCAGGACGAGCTCGAAGCGCAGGCAAAGAAGATCCCCGCGCTCCAGACCGAGCTCGAGCGGCTCGAGAAAGCGCTCAAGGCGAAGCCGCGGATTGTCACCGTCGAGCGCGTCCGTACAGCGCCGGCGCCGGCCGAGGGAACATCGAGGCCTCCGCCGGAACCCGGGGCTCCGTGCCCGGATTGCCTCCTCGCGCGAGGCGACCGGGGCGACATCCGGATCGACTCGGTCCACCTTGAAACGCGAGAGGGGAACCAGGTCGCCGCGGTGGCGGCCGAGTGCTGGCGCCTCATGCCCGCGCCGGAAACGCGCATCCTGGCCGGCGTTGGGAGCGCGCCCGTGTCGAGCCTGCTTGCCGAGATCCCGCCTGAGAAGCCGGGGTGGGGCGGGGGACTCCTGGCCGGCTACGGGACGAACGGCCCTGCGGGCAGCCTCCTCGTAGTGAGTCCGACCGTGTTCGGCGATCACGTCTTCGGCATAGGCGAGCTCACGGCCGGAAACGCGACCGTATTCCAGATCGGGTTCGTGTGGAGGCCGTGAAGGCGAATGCGGCTGGCGGTCCGCACCCGTCCGGGTCGTACCATCCGTCCGGGTCATGCTGTCGGTCGCACCCGTCCTTATGGGGTCTGGAGCTCTATCCACCCAGGGTGCGCACCGGGTGGTTACTTATTCAATCACGTCACGCTCTTAGTCGGGCACGTCGCTCGCACAACACCCACTGTCGTAGTTGTCACCCCGCCTCTAGCCCCTGGACGGGTACACCCAGGGGAGCAGCGATTCCATCTGGGCGCTGACATGAGATCAGCCAAGCTCCAGCTTGACGAGAACCTTTCTGAGGAGTGGCGCGCTCGTCTTGCCGAGCGGCTCCATGTGTTCGCGGAGCGGTGGAAGGAATACAAAGGGAATGAGCAGCAGGGCGCGCCTGAGTTTCTCCAGAAGCTGCTCGATATCTACGAAGTCAGTTTCAAGGCTGGGGCCATTTTTGAGCAGCATCCCGAGCGCGCACCCGTGCGCCGGAAAGCCAAAGCGCAGCAGTCGCTCTTCCCGAGCGAGGACGATCCGAAGACCGCGTACGAGAGCAAGCGGATGGACATGTATCTCCCGAAGGTCTGTGTCTGGGAGATGAAAAGTCCAGGGCAAGAGCTCAGCGAAGCTCATGAGCAGATCCTCTACTATTGGGCGCGGACGCGGCCTCGGTACATGGTGCTGTGTAATTTCCGCGAATTCTGGATCTACGACACAAATGAGGAGAAGGGCCAACTTGAACCGCAACTGCGACTTCCACTGAAAGACCTTCCGGCGCGTCCCGACTCCTTCCTGTTCCTTCGCGGCGAGACGCCCGATCTCACAGAGCGGGCCGAGCGCATCACTGCCGATGTGGCCGGCACACTGGGGCGGATCGTGCGTGAGGTCGTCGAGTCGTCGAAGGATCCGGATCGAGATCGAGAGCGAATCGCGCGGATTATCCTTCAGTGCGTGTTTGCGATGTTCGCGGAGGACACGGATCTGATTAGGACCAAGCTCTTCGAGGGGACGATGCGGCGGGCCTGTCAGACCGGGAGTCTCAAACCGTTGTGGGAGCTCTTCGAGGATTTCGCCGCGAATGTCGAGGCATCGAAGAAACACAACCGGCTCGCACCGTACATGAACGGGCCGCTGTTCGAGCGCGACCAGCCGCGCATCGACCTCAGCAGGAAGCAGATCGAGAGCCTCTACGCCGCAGCCAAGGACTTCGACTGGCAGGACGTTCGCCCCGAGATCTTCGGGACCATCTTCGAGCAGGCATTGAGCTCGGTGAAGCGTCACGAGCTGGGCGCCCACTACACCCGCGAGGCCGATATCGTGCGGGTTGTGGGACCCACAGTGATTGACCCGTGGCGCGAGCGCATCGCGAATCTCTCGCACCCGAAGCAGGCGGAGGCGTTGATCGCAGAGCTCAAGGACTTCCATGTCCTAGATCCGGCGTGCGGATGCGGGGATTTCCTATACGTCGTCTACCGAGAGATGAAGCGGTTGGAGGCGGGGCTCGCCCAGAAATGGAAGCAACTCCAGTGGAAGGTCGCGAAGCGTCAGCGCGACATGAGGCCACCGCCGCCCGGGCCGTGGTTCTCCATCTACCAACTGCACGGAATTGAGATAAACGGGTTCGCCGCGTTCCTTGCGCGTGTCGTTCTCTGGATCGGGGAGCACCTGGCGGCCCGGGAGTTGGGGCTCGACGAGACGACGCTCCCGCTGAAAAATCTGAACGACACAATCTGTAACGGGGACGCACTCCTGACGCCCTGGCCTCGGCCGGAAGGCGAACTGGCGATCGTGGGCAACCCTCCGTACCTGGGCGTGCGCAAGATGCGGCAGGAGTTGGGCGACGAGTACGTCGACAGGCTCTTCGAACGATTCCCATTGAATCGTGCGGCCGATCTCGTGACCTACTGGTTCTCGAGGGCGCTCGATACGCTGCGCCCTGGCGAGCGTGCCGGCTTCGTGGCGACAAACTCGATCGCCCAGAACGAGAGTCGAGAGGCGAGCCTCGATCAAATCGTGAAGAAAGGCGGAACCGTCACCGACGCGTGGAAGAGCTATCCCTGGCCCGGCGATGCCGCCGTACACGTCGGGATCGTGAACTGGGTGATGGGACCTTGGGAAGGACTGCGAACCCTCGACGGTGCGGAGGTCGCGTCTATTTCGCCGGCCCTCACCTCGGACAGCGACGTGACCGGCGCCAGACATATCGAGGCCAACGAGGGCCTCTGCTTCATGGGTGTGACGCCGGGAAACAAGGAGTTCTTCCTCACTGATCAGCAACGGTCAGAAATCCTTGCTGAAGACCCTGCGTCAGCGGGGGTAATCCGGCCGTTTCTTATTGGGCGCGACGTGAATCGTGAGATCGAGCATAGGGCAACGCGGTGGATTATTGACTTCGGGATGATGGAGAAGGCGAAGGCGGAAAAGTTCGCTGGCGCGATGCGGTACATTCGGAAGCACGTCTACCCCATTCGACGAAACAACCGTCGGGAAGCCCGGGCCGCGAACTGGTGGCGATTCGCGGAGCCAGCTCCGAACATGCGCGCCGGGATCGATGGTAAAAAGGAGGTGCTTGTTCTATCGCGCGTGTCGCCGCGCTTGATAATGGCGCGCAGCCCTGCTGCCGTCTGTTTCGACAACACGGTCTTCGTGATCGCCTTGAGCGATCCCTTCCACTTCGGCATTCTTCAGTCAGCCCTGCACGGCGCGTGGGCACGCGCCAGGGGTTCGACTTTGGAAGAGCGACTTCGGTACACGAACACCACCATCTTCGAGACCTTCCCGTTCCCACTGCAGAAGGACGGAAGCTACGATCCGCGGAAAGTGCCGCAGACTCAGGCTGCGGAGCGGGTCAGCACAGCGGCGGAGTTGTTCGAGCGGGTTCGGAGCGAAACCTGCAATGAACGAGGACTCGGGCTAACCAAGCTTCACAACCTGCTCGACTCTGGCGACGACACCGAACTCACCCGCGCATACGTAGCGCTCAACGAGGCCGTGAACGAGTGCTATGGATTCCCGAGCAGGACCTGGCGCGACAAGGGCAAGACCCTGGCGAAGCTGCTTGAGCTGAACCGTAAGGTCGCTGCTACAGGGAAAACCGGCCACCTGTTCACCCACATGCTTGTGACCGCCAAGCCTGACCGAGATCGGCCGGGCAAACCGACGCCATTTCGCCGTGCCCAGGCCGGAGAGGAAGCCTCGACGCAACCAGGCAATTACAGGAAGGGCCGGGCGAGGAGCACACGGTAGGATTGCCAGTGGCCATGATCGGAGACAGTGCCTCTGGGATCGCAGTCCAAGGAGGTGCGCCGTATGAGCATTGAGGGTGCGTTGGGGATCCTGGCGACAATTCTCTTGGGTGTCTTGGCGATCTACGTCGCAGTAAGGCGCCGCTATCCCGGTCAGATCTACTTCATACGTGAGCAGAACATAGTGTTGTTCGACGATATTGTCAGAACTCTACCTGGGCTGACAGTTCTGTATAGGGATCAGCCGCTCAGCCAACACATCGTTCTTCTCAAGGGGGCTTTGATCAATACCGGACGAAAAGACATTGCGTCTTCGATGGTTGAAGACCCAATCACTTTGAGGCTATCGGGCAACTGTAGATGGCTTGGAGCCAACTTCCTTGGCGCATCTTCAAAAACTGCGGTAGAAGTGAAGGTTCTGGATGACCAAACGATTGCGGTTAGTTTTCGTCTTCTTCGTTGTGGGGAATTCCTCCGTGTCCAGGCTCTCGCCGAGGTGCCTGCAATGTCTGTCGAGATGAAGCTATTGCCCGAGAATAGTCCTCTACAATTCTTCGAACATTCTCTTAGTTTTCATCATCGGATCGAGGATACTCAAGATGTCCTGCAAGACGAGTTGCCTCCCATCAGATCGTTCATAAAACGCGGACGGTATTGGTATTGGGAGGTACTGGCGATGGTAGGTATGGCGGCTGCTTATGCGATGGCACTACCGATTGCCATTGGCGAATTTATCGCACTTTGGTCCGGCGTAGAGGCGCCGACTCTATTCGTTGCATCCGCCGCTGGATTCGCCGTTTCTATGGTAGCGGGACTGGCGCTATTTGTGTTGATTTGGCGACGGGCAAGAAGGGTGCGTCGCTTCCGGGGTCTCCTGAAGTGTAGGCCCTGAAAGCGCGTATCAAGCACGCACGATGAGCCATTTCTGTGGTTGAAGCAATGTGTCGGCGCGGGTTCGAGGTAGCTTACTCCGGCTCAACCGGCCCTGTCTGACAGTCATAGTCATCCATGTCAATGAACCCGTCGCCGTCATTGTCGACTCCATCAGCGCAGGCACACGCCTCTTCCTGGAGGTCGATCAGACCGTCGTAGTCGTTGTCGATTCCGTCGCAGCATGAACCACTGGTACAGGTGACCGAGCAGTCGTTGGGCGAGCCGCAGACCGACGAGTCGGCTCCTTCGACAGAGGAGAGGGTACACGTCGGTACGCTGGCGAGATCGGTCCACTGACGCTCGAACTCGGCGTGGAAGGCCGCGGCAAGTCCGTCATTCCGCACGTAGAGAGTGTTCTCGTCGTTGTTGCCGTCGCCGGCGGCTGTCCAGTTCATGGAGCCGGAGACGACGGCGCCCGATCCGGAGACGCCGGCATCGGCGACGCCCCACTTACTATGAGACTTGCCGCCCCAGTTCTCGATCTTCACGGGGATCCCGGCTGCGCAGAGCAGGCCGTGTTTCGAGTAGGCATTCCCTGCGCCGCTCGCGTCGAGGACCATGCGGACGGACACGCCACGTGTCTTCGCCGCGAGAATGGCGTCCGCGATCGGCTGGGACGTGAAGAAGAACATCGCGATGTCGAGGGTCTGAGTGGACGCGTCGATGAGCGGAATCACGGCGTTGCCCGTGGCCAGGCGCTCGGCGAGTCGATCGAGAGAATGGGCTTCCGGCGCAGGAGCGCCACCGCCTCTGTCACGTATCTTCAAGGGGTTGGAGCGTGACGCAGGCGTGACGCCTGAGCGGTCTGAGCTGGACAATAGCGGACGAATTCGGCCCATAACTGCGCGTTTTTACTGGGACTGGTCGATTTTCTGGAGTCTGTTAATCATCGGGTCGCATGTTCGAGTCATGCCTGGGGAGCTGAAATTACTGGGGAATTCGGGCAACCGGGTTCCCCGGTGCTTCGTAGCGTGACAACCGCGTGTCAGTAGGCCAAGCCCCTCCAGGGGCTCCGATCGCCTCTCCACGACGCGCTGATGAAGCGCGATAGGCCTTCCCGGAGCGGGATACCATTTACTGTGGCGTGCCATATCTCCACTCTCAGAGCGGGGCGAGTCGACGAGATGTAGGGCGCTCGACGGAGAGGGAGTGCAGGTATCGCTCGGTGGTCCGGATGCTGGCGTGACCGAGCCAGGCCTGGAGCGTCCGGAGGTCGAGACCTCGGCGTAGGCACGTGGTCGCGAATGTGTGGCGGAGCTCGTGAGCGGCGAACGGGTCGACCCCGGCCGCTCGAGCGGCGACCCGGACTCGGTGATCGATCTGACTGGCGCCATCATCTGGGACACCTCCCAGTTCCGCCACGCGCTGCGCGGCGGCCACGGTGCGGGGAGAGCACGGAATTGTTCTTGCCCGCCGACTTTTCGCCCTCGGGATATGGATTCCCCCGGGGTGAATATCCTCAGCGGCGAGCCGGGCGACCTCGCCGTAGCGCAGGCCAGCGCCGAGCATGACCTCGCAGGCCGAGCGCCATCGACGATCGAGCTTTGCGAGGATCGCGCGCCACTGCGGGCCGGGGACCTCCGTTGGAAACCTTACTCCGGAGTCCTCGCGGAGCATCGGCACCTCTTGGTCAGCCCTGTTCATCGTGAGTCCCTCGGCCCGGGCCCAGCGCAGGAAGGCTTTCAGGCTAGCGAGATGTCTATTCACGGTTGGTGGTCCGACCTTGTTCCCCGTCACGACGCCATCAGTGAGCGCCGCGATGAAGGACCGCACGTCCGAAGCCGTGAACGCGTCGAGCGAATTGAACACACGCGCACCCCCGCGGCCGAACGCGCCGAAGTTCGCTAAGCAGGATTCCTGCTTCTCAACCCAGTGTAACGAATTCAGTTTGACTGCTTCGGAGTAGCGGAGGAAGAGTGGGACGGTTTGGTCCCAGAGAGTTCCGACCTGGCCGCGCGGTACATAGCGCGGAGGGTCGATCTCAAATCTCTGGTATTCCGATATGGCCGCCGCGGGAGTTCTACAACCGGTGCTAATCCGGTATCGGCGACCGTGGACGGTGCGGTCGATCCAGTACACACCGGACCGGATGTAGCCGAATCGCGCGCCGTGAACGCGCCACGTTTGGTAGGTGTCTCTGAGTTGAGGCATCTCTCGAAGGCCTCGATGGCCGATATCGCAATCCGCTGGTCCGCTCCGATTCTGATCCCGGAGTAAAGCCCAAGTCGGCGCATCTCGGCAAGGAGCTCGTAGGCCTTCGAGCGCGAGCAGCTCCAACGGACCGCTAGGGCGCGTGGGGAGAGGTACCGGACCTCTGGCGACGTCACGACGACCACGGATCGTCCTCCACTTCCTCTTTTTTGTGCAGAAAAGAGGCGGTCCTGTGTGTTGACTCATTCCTCTCCGCTCTCATCCGTCGTACGAAATCGTCCCTCGCCGTGGCCGCCCGAGCGCGCTCGGCCGATCGGAGCCAAGCCTGCTCGTGCTCACGACACATCGGACTGGTGTGCCCCTCGCTCGGGTGGGCGCCGGATCGGCCGCAGACGGCGCAGGTCGCCGGGCGTGGAGGCGGGCGGGTCATCAGCGCTTGACCGGCTGGATCACATAGCCGAGACGCGATAGTCGGGACGGGAGCACCGGGCACCTCCCGTCCTCCTGGGCTCGGCGCAGGTTCTCGACCGATTCGCTCAGGTCGTCCTCGCCGAAGATCATTCCCTCCGGATCATCTCGCACGTCGAGTAGAGGGCCGAACCGGCTGACAGATCCGTCGTCCTCCTGGATCACTGACAGAGCGAGCCCTCGTGGGTGAAGCACCACCCGATTGATCTCCGTGAGTAGGCCAGTGCTACGCATAAACTTCGCCGCATCATCGATCGTTTTCATGTGCCTCCCTTCCAATAGAACCCCGAGCCGGCTGATCGATCTCTCCGCGGCTGCGTGAGATCGGGACTGAGGTATCCTCGGCGAAGCGTCTCATTCTCGAATCTCCTCCATCGTCATCGTGTAGGACTCATTCTTTGCCGATCCGCAGCGACATGTGGGCCAGCCGGATCGTAGGTAGTTTGCACTCTGTGAAACGGTGAGAGGCTGGGTAACCCCGCAACGATCACACACGAGACGCCACCGCTTACTTTTTGTCATCGCAGTCGCAATGTCATGGTGCAGATTGGCGGGGTTACGCATGATCACCCCTCCTTTGGCGGGTCGAGCGGCACGCTCGCTCGTAGCTCCACAGGCAAGTCGACTCCGCCCTCGTGCAGCAGTGATCGCCAGCGGGCCATCTCCGGCGAGTGATCGCGGAACAGATCCCAGCCTGGACCGTGAAAGATCTGTATCGTCTGCATTGCCTCGACGAGGGCGGCCTCGAGTTCGCGGATTCGGGCCATTGCGTTCTCTAGCGATCCGGCAACTGTTACCCTCAGATCGTGCTCACGTTGGCGATCATTCCGAGCCTCGTCACGCTCACGCTCGGCGGCCTCGCCTGCGTCGATCAATTCCTGGACCAATTCAGGTAGCTCATTCAGGGATACTCCATCTTCAAGCCTCTTCCTCGCCCGCCCGTACACGGTCTCATTGTTCATGGCGAGTACCCTCTCCAAACGTCAACGTTCCCTGCACCGTCTTCGGCTCGGGCTCGGCCGTCTTCTTCTTGCGGTGCTTCAGCTTCTTGCAGGTGGCGAAGTGCGCGAGCCAGAGCGGACCGCTCGCCCTCGACGGATCGCCCAGGACCGTCGCGATCGGTGCGTCGCCTGGTCGAAAGTCCAGCATGACGTTTCCGTTATCGACCGGGCTCGGATCGAGTGGGATCCGGTGACCCTTCTCGGTGATCGCCCACAGGATTCGGCCACGGCAATATCGACAGATGCTCATGATTGACCCGGCGTAACGATGAGAGCGGGTTCCTTGGTCAGGTCGTCGACGAACTTTCGCGTTGCCAGCTCGGCTATGCGGCTGACGATCTCCTCGATTCTCGGCGTGATCCGCTCATCGTGAACGTGCTCGAAGAGTTCTCGCATGCTCGTTTGAAGTGTTTGGCCCATTGCCATCAGAAACACGAGGCCGGCCGGCGATGGAGGGACCTGTTCGAAGAGATCGGCGAGACAGTCTGCGATAGCGGAGGCCTCCTTGCGCAGTTCCTCCTCAGATAGCTCGGCGAAGTCTCGATCGCATTTCTCACACATGGTCTCCGTCTCCTTGGGACGCGAAGAGGTAGTCCTTCAGGGCTTCCTGCCAACTGATCACCGCGCGTTGAAGCTGTCGGTCAGCCATAGCCACCGCACCGGGGACAGCGATAGCTCTGGTCTCGCAGGCCTTCGTCACGGCCTCCGCCATCTCCAGTGATCGCAGCAACCGATCCTCTGCGGATATCAGCGCGTAGGCTGCGTCAGGACCCTTCACGAGATCCTCTGATTCTTGGTCGCGCCTTCGACCTTGGCGCGCGCACGCGCCAGCGCAATGTCGGATGTGCGCCCGTAGCACCACACTCTCCGCCCGTCGACCCGGACGAGCTCGACGCAGTACTCGCCGTCCTCATCGCGTCCGAGCTCGCGGAACCGATCGCCGAGGCGATCACGCAGCCACGCACGGTCGGCCTCGGCCTGCGGAGAGAGCTGAATCTCGGGGGTGGCAGACTCACCGGGCACGGCCGCGCTTCTTTCCGCTCGCCGGTTTCGCGAGTTCTTTCCGAGCAAACGCAATCGCATCCTCGGGATGTGCCGAGCAGATCAGCTCGGTCTCGTCGACCCAGGCGCAGCCGCCGGGACACGCGGCGGCCTCGGTGCAACCGCAGATGAAGCAGGTCCCGCGCTTCGGCGCGGCAGGCGGTGCGCACTTCATCACTTCCCCGGCCTCCGCCGCGGCTGCGAGCTCGGCCTTTACCTCCGCCTCGACCTTCTTCCGGTCGATCCCTGCCCAGGCCAGGATTCGCCGACCTGACTGCGGCCGGAAAGAGCCGATCTCGCCGCTCAGATGCAGATCGAGGAAGAGGCCGCGGAGCTGCTCGGCCGTCATGTCCGGCCGCGCCTTCTCGAACGCCTTTTCGCCATCGGCGCCAAAGCGGCGCTCGAACAGGTGATCCGCCTCTCCGTACATCACGTCGAGCACCACGTCGATCGCGATGTCCCAGATCTCCCGGTCGGGCACCTTGGTATCGAAGGCCTGCCCGACGAGCTCCTTCAGTCGCTTGTCCACCGCCTCCTCGAGCGCCCGTCGCTTGCGCTCCTTCTCGGCCGCGGCGCGCTCGACCGGCGAGGATCTGGTGGTCGTCGAGGCGCGCTCGGCCTTGAAGTCGTGACCGGCGGCCTTGAGGAGCTTCTTCACCTCTTTCTGCGGTACGAGCTCGTGAATTCCGCCGCTCGGATCGCGCGCGAGGACGACCGCCTCCTTCGCGTGCTTGCCGAGGAGCCTGCGATAGGCGCGTTGCTTCGGGTCCTCGTAGCAGGATTGGTCGAGGTCGACGAAGCCGGAGTTGTGCTGTAGTTCCGGTTTCACACGGCTTCCGTAGCCCCAGTCGCGGAAGAGGTCCTTCGCCTTCTTGCCTTCGAGGACCTCGCGGCCCGTGGCCTTCGCCTCGGCCGCCCTGCGCTTCCAGAGCGCGTCGAGTTTGGTCTGGTAACAGTTGGGATCCGTGCACACGTCCGCATCCCCGACGTCGTCGAAGAGCTCGGGCTGCGCACCGGTCCGCTTCGGGCAGCTCGAGCAGGCGCCGGCGCCGGGCACCAGCTCGGGATCGCTCGTCTGGAATGGAGCGCCCGAGAGCTTCAGCATGAATCGCTCGTGGATCACCCGCGCCGCTTCGCGGAAGGACAACGGCTCGGAGTCTTTGAACCGGGGCTCAATCTCCTCGAGCGCTTTCTTCTGCAGCGCGACGTCAGGAATCCGAGCGACGAGGAGCGCGATCGATGCGTTGAACGCGCCGTCGAAGAATGCTTTGCGAGCCTTCGGGCAGAGCGCCGTGAGCTTCAGACGCGCGTAAATGTACGCCTTACTCTTGCCGACCTTCGCGGCGAGCTCCTCGACGGTGCAGGGCCGCTCCTTCTGCGCAAGGAGCTGCTCGAATCCCTCGGCCTCGTCCATCGGGTGCACATCCGCCCGCTGGAGATTTTCGATGATGCCGATCTCGAGCGCTTCCGCCTCGGTCATCTCCTGCACCAGCGCGGGGATCTCGGTGCGCTCAGCCGCACGACAGGCACGGAGCCGGCGCGCACCAGCGACGACCTCGAAGTGGCCATCGACGGGCCGCACCAAGATCGGCTCGATGACGCCATGAGCTCGCACGGAGTCGGTGAGCTCCTGCATCGTCGCCTGGTCGAAACTCCTGCGCGGGTTCCGTGGGCTCTCGTCGACCTGGTCGACCGGTAGCATCCTGAATTCGACGGGCCGCTCCGGCGCGAGCGCAGCCGCCGGCGGCCTCGCGGTCCTACTCATTCTCAGCCTCGACTTCCTCTTCCTCGTCTTCCTTCGCGCGGCTGACCTTCACCCGGTCCTCGCCGGGGATGAGCGTCACGACCAATGGTGGCACGGCGTTCTCGTCGCGATAGACTTCGAGGTTGTGCTTCTTCATCACGGAGACGAGCGCCTCTTTCGCCTCCGATTCCCTCTCGGTCAATTCCATTCTCTCGTCGCGAGCCTCGACGTACGCTTCAGCGGCAGTGTCGACTTCCTTGATTGTTTCCTTCTCGGTCCCCGGGATTGGGAGCTGCTTCTTCGTCCTCGCCATTACGTCTCCTTTTCTGTGGGTGTTACATCGATGACCTCGCCGTCCTCGATTACGATGCCCTCGCCGTCTTTACCTACCTGCTCCAGCCACACCTGAACCCCAAGTCGCGTCGCCTCGTCTTTGAGCAGCGCGAGTGATTCGGCATCGAGTCGTGAGCCGTCTCGAACGAGCATTGCGCGCAGCTTCGGGTTGAGCGTGGCACCAATTGCAACCGAGACGCGCAACTGCTCTGATTGCGAGCTCTGCTCGAACGGCAGACCGCCGAAGGTCACACCCTCGTCGGTGAACGCGAGCCCCGTGACCGGAAACTTCACCGCGGCGAGCTCGGCCGCCTTCTTCTCGTCGATCGAGGCGATCTCGTCGTCGAGCTCCTTTGCCTCGATCTCGGCCTGCTCCAGATCCCGGGCGAGCTCGAGCCGGGCCTTCTTCTGGCGCACTCGCTCATTCACTGCCTCGACCTGGCGCAGCTTGGCGGGGATCTCCTGAAGATCTGGATCGACGAGTTGCTCCACTTCAACCTTGAGGGCGGCGCCTTGGACGCGGAGGGTCTCGCGTGCCGCCTGCGTGTTCTTGAGCCGCTCTTGCAGATCCGCGATCGCGTCTTCGAGCCGGGCCACCTCGTCGCTCTCGCGGCGGAACCTGGCGCGGACCTGGTCGAGCTCCATGCGCTTGCGAGCATTGACCGCGTGGATATCCGATCTCCGCTGCTGCTCAGCGAGGAGATCCGCGCTGCTCGTCGGCTCGTCCGGTGCCTCGACCTCCGGGATCGCGGCAAGCCGAGTCCGGAGCTGTATCACTTGGCGATTGGCACCCGTGCGCGCCTCATATGCGGTCTGACGTTGACCGTCGAGCGCTGAGAAGTCGACGCCAGCGAGGGCGCGCAGGGTCTCCGCCTGGCTCTTTGGCTGGAGATCGAGGAAGGCCAGCGGATCGAAGCTGAGCCGGCCGATCAGATCATCGAGGCGCGTCTGCGGCTTCTTGACGTGAACGCCTTCCTTGGTGGTGACCTTGAGCGAAGAGTCGCCCTCCGCCGTCCAGCGGCGCTCGACCACCAGATCATCGTCGAGCTCGACGCGCACGATGGCGTTGCTCTCGCCGCGACGGACTG